ATGCCAACCATCACCGGCCTAGATCCGGCCCCCAGCGGCGGGTTCAGCGGCAACGAACTGATCGCCGTTGACCTGGAGAGCGGGCAGACGGTTCACGCCTCTTTGAGCGACCTCGCAGCCTTGGTCGTCGTGGACCCCATCGCCGAGCTGCCGATCCAGAGCGGCGGGTTGCAGGCCACAGACCTGATCGCGGTCGATCATGGGGATGGTGTCTCCTACCAGTACACGATCCAGGACGTTCTGGACCTGGCAGGCACTGGCGCCACCAACCTCGGCACCAGCGTCAGTTCGACCACCGTCACCGTCACCAGCGACACCGGCACCGACGCGACACTGGTCGCGGCCACCGGCACCGATGCAGGGGTCATGACCGCAGCCATGCAGGTGAAGCTGGCCGGGATCGCCACCGGAGCTACCGCTAACTCCTCTGACGCCACGTTGCTCGCCAGGGCGAACCACACCGGCACGCAGGCAGCGTCCACGATCTCCGACTTCTCTGAGGCAGTGGACGACCGAGTGGCCGCGCTGTTGGTGGAGGGTCAGGGCATCGACTTTGCGTACGTGGACGGTAGCAACACGTTCACGATCAGCATCACCCCGCCGTCCAGCCTGCCGATCCACAGCGGGGGCCTGAGCGGCCTGGAGCAGGTGGCCGTGGACAACGGCTCCGGCACCGTCATCCAGGTGACGGCGCAGGAGATCGCGAACCTTGCCGGAGGTAGCGGGCAGTCCGCGATCCAGTTCCAGGACGAAGGGTCCAACCTCGGGACCAGCGGGACGGTCACAACCGTCGATTTTGTAGGGTCCGGCGTGACGGTCGCGCGGGTGTCCAACACCTTGACGGTGACGATCGACGCCGCCAGCGGTGGGGGCTCTGGTGGATCTCCCGCCAGCGGTGATTTCTACTACCAGTCCTCCGCGCCGTCGTCGCCCACCCCGGCGGTTGGATCGCGCTGGGTCGATTCCGACACCGGTGTCGAGTACACCTACATCGACGACGGCACGTCGTTTCAGTGGGTCGAGGTCGGCACGTCGTTGGATGCCATCGGAGGGGTTCTACCGGTCATCAACGGTGGGACAGGTACCACCACCTTGGCTGGGGCCCTGGCTGGGGCGTTGGCCGGCAGTGCGCCAGTGGACCTCGCCGCGGACAGCAAAGAACTGCGCATCGGCGCCAGCGCGGATCTGCGGCTTTACCACGACGGTACGAACAGCGTCATAGAAAACGACACAGGTGATCTGGTCATAAAGGCGTTTACTGACCTGGATTTACAGGAACTGACCATCACAACCGCATCCCCTTCGGCTGGCGGTGCTGGAGCGTTGCCTGCCACCCCGTTGGGCTACCTGAACATCAAGGTGGACGGGGTTCTCCGTAAATTTCCGTTCTACGCATAGGAGCCAGGGATGGAATTTCCAACCTCACCAGCAGTTGGTACTCAGGTATCTCTGGGGGCAATATCGTGGACGTACAACGGTAGTGCTTGGGGCCGAACGTTGAACCACGGTCAGATGGCTATGGTCTTGGTGGCGGTGGAATTAGTACAAGAAGCCGTAGTAGAACTGCCCAACCTCGAAACACCGTTCACTCTCATAACGCACATATAGGTACAAAATGTCCGCAACGTTGACTTGGTTTTCCAGCGGTCTAGGGGTGAAACTTGGCACTACCCGGGCCGACTTCATCACGGACTTGAATAACTTGGTGGTTACGAAGGTAGCGGACGCCAATTTCAAGTGGGAGGTGGCTTCCGTAAGTGTTGCGGGCAACCCCAATTGGCTATGTCTGAAACGCAAGAGCGGGGCGGCGGGGCGCATCCTGATCGTGGCCTATACTGCTGCCCCTGCCGGAGCGAACACCGCGCTGTTTGACGTAGCCGCCGGATCCATACTCACAACCGGCGCGTACATCGCGTGGTTTCCAGCTGGGAATGTGGACACACCTTCAAACCTGACTGCAGCTTCAGGAACGATACTGGGCGATGATACCGGTGTCGTTAAAGCAGCCAATAACGGTACTACCAACGCAAACTACCCAGCTTTATTTCAGCACTACTACTTCGATTCTGACGAAGGGATCTGGTTCTTCCAGACGAATCCTGCTGCCTCCACGATAGGGTACATGGCCGCCGGAGACCTGCTCGTTGACGGCAGTGACGTTGCGTATGGTGCCACGATCGGCGGTGGAGGTTCGGGAACCTTGTCGTGGTCAGCGAGCGGCGCCACTCAACACCTGTTCTCTGCTACTACGATATCCGCTGGTGCTTCCACACAAGTTATTCGTACCAACTACGGTTCGAGCAACCGCACGTACTACAACGCCTACAGCATCAACGGGGTTTGGGCAGCTTCCGCCGCTTCCCCCACGGACATAATGACAGATACGGCGTTGAATAAAGCGTGGTTCTTACCTGTGGCCGTGATCGGGAACACGAAAGGCGAGGGCCCTATCCTGAAGCACCGGCAGGTAGCCTTCGGCCCGGCCGTGACAGGTTCGTTCACGGTGTACAGTACGACGGGCCCTGCGGTGCAGGCTCGGCACATGAGCGGTAACACCGTGGTGACCACCGGGATACCGTGGTTGACGAATTTCAAACTGTAAGGGCACCGGCATGAGACTCGCTCGTCTGTTTCCGGATCTGTCATTTAGGGATGTGGTCCTGATGGAAACTCAGGCTTACAACGATCTGCAGGTATCGAACCCTGCCAGGTACGCTCTCCTGCGCGTTCTGGTGACCGACCCCTTACCGACTATCACGAACCTGCAGCGGATCGTCGCAGGCCCAGTCGTGATCGAGGCGCTGCAGGCTCGGGAGACCTGGACCGTCATCGACAAAACCCCGCAGGAAATCGCGGACGAAGCCGAAGCCGCTGCTATCGCCGCGGATCTACTGCAGGTACAGAACCGACTGGACAACCTGGTCGAAGCCATCAACCAGCACCAAGCCGTGCTCGACGTGCCGTACTCCGAGCCTCCCCAGGCGGGGACGAACGCGTTGGAGATCACAGCCCTGCGGCTGCGCACGAGGAACGCCGAACAGGCGATCCGCGGTGTCGAGCGCGACCTGATCCTCGCCATGAGGTCTGCGCGCTTTCTGCTGCGTGAGACCAAGCACCGACTGAGCGCCGCGGCCACCCTTGTTGCGGCACGCGGCACACCGAAAACCGCGAAAAAATGACCCTCCCTCCCATCCCTCAGGACAAGGCCAACCACTTCCTCTACGGCACGGTGGTATGTGCCGTGGTCACCCTCCTCACCCGACAACCTATCGCCGGCCTCATCGCCGTGGTGGCGCTCGGGTTTGCCAAGGAGGTGTACGACCTGGTGTCCAAACGTGGCACTCCAGACTGGCGCGACGTGGCCTGGACTGCAGCCGGCGGACTTGTGGTCTGGGCCGGCAACGTGTGATCGCCGGCACCCAGTTCACGATCCAACCCCTGCCGGCGCTGCGTGTGCGCCCGAACCTCACCGCCGGGCTGGCGGAAGTTCAGGCAGAATGCGAAGCTGACAGGGCCACCTGCCTGGTGTGTGAGGACGTAGTGATCGTCTTCGACCTTCGAGCGCGGGACGGAGCCTTGGAGATGTTCGTCTGGCTGGCCGTGGCCCTGAAGCACGGCGCCTTCGAGCGTCAAGCCGCCGCGGTGTGCGCAGTCGCCCGCGATCTCGGAGCAACAACGGTCGCCTTCGAGTCTCGGAGGCGGGGTTGGGCGAGGCGGCTGGGTCCTGAGTGGCGCCCCCGCGGAACCCGCGAGTTCGTCCGAGAGGTGTGACATGGGCGGTGGTGACGACGGAAAGGTGCAGGAGACCGCACAGGAGCGCGCGCTGGCCCAGCACGCGAAGGACTCCTACGCCGACTGGAAGCAGCGCTGGCTACCGCTGCAGAAGCAACTCGCCCGCAGCATCACCGCAGCCGGCGACGAGAACTCCCCACAGCGCGGCCTGGCCGCCGGCAAGGCGTCCACCGACACGGCCATCCAGTTCGCAGACGCCGGTAGCAAGCTGGAGAAGCAACTCACGGCCACCGGCGCAGGGTTGAATTCCGGCCGGGCCGTGATGGCCACCGCCGGGCTCGGCGACGACGCGGCCAAGTCCACCGGGATGGGGCTCACCATCTCCGACCAGCAGATGAACGACGCCTACGTCGAGGGTCTGGCCGCGCTGACCAGCCTCGGGCAGGGCCAGCGCGCACAGGTGGGTGACGCCATGGGCCTCCAGGCCCGGCAGAGCGCCCAGCAGGCGCAGTCCGACGCATCGATCGCGCTGGAGAACCGGGCCGGCAACGCCGAGCTGGTGGGCCAGTTCGCTGGGTACGGGCTGCAACAAGGCCTGAAGGGTGCTCCAGGCACGCCGCAGTACAGCTACAACAACGATGCTTCAGGGATGCAGTATTCGCGCACTGGAGCTGATGTGATGGGGAGGCGTTGAGATGGCCGGACTCAATCTCGGTAGCTGGATAGGCCAGCAACAGCCTTCAGCTTCCAACACCTTCGCCGCGCTCACGCGCGAGCAGTGGGCTGACTACCAGAACACGTTCGTCCCGCTGGAGAACCAACTCATCCAGATGGCCACCGACCCGGAAGCCGCAAACCGGGCGATGGCGGACGCCAGCCAGAACGTCAACGACTCTTTCGCGGCGCAGGAGGGCGCCACGGGACGCCGGCTGCGCGGGTTGGGCCTGCAGTTGACACCTGAGCAGCAGACCGCCAGCACGCGGGCCACGGCCCTCAGCAAGTCGCTGACGGACGTGCAGGCCCAGAACACGGCTCGGGACCTCACGGTTCAACGGCAACAGCAAATTTTGGGCAACCCTGCACCCCAAGGAGTTTGACATGGCCACTCGTGGTCTCGGAATCGGAGCCAACCTCGCCACCCTGGGTGCCAGCCGCGGTCGCGAGGCGATGTACGAGGCTGCTCAGGCGGCAGGCACGGAGCAGCGCCGCAACATCGCCAACCAGCAGATGGAGCAGAACGAGAAGGCTGGCAACCGCCAGCTTGGCGCCACGATCGGATCGACCATCGGCATGGCCTGGGGCCCGGTGGGCTCGCTTGTGGGCGGCGCGATCGGCTCGATTGCCGGAGGCCTTTTTTAAGCCATGGCCACCAGCTTCGGTGCGGGCGCCGCCCGCGGGATTGAGACAGGCTTCGGCCTCGGGCTGCGTGCTGACGCTGCGGCGGAGGAGAAGCGCCAGCGTGGTGTCCAGGAAGCCCGCCAGGCACAGGCCGACACCCGAGCCGAGGAGGAACTCGGGCTCCGGCGCAGCGCGGACCAGCGAGCCGAGACCCGGCTGCAGGACGCAGAACGTCGCGACGCCACCGCTCGGGCGACCACGGCGCTGACAAGCCGCCGGGCTGAACTCCTGGCCGCCAGCACCGCTGCGCAGACTGCAGGGGCGCCAGTCCCGGCCGGCACGGCCGAGGAGTACAGCGTGGTGTCCGGCCGGCTGGCGAAGCTGCGTCAGGCGGCGCTCGACGACGCCTCACGCCTCGCCGCTGGCCAGCTTGACCTGGGCAGCATGTCACCGGCCCAGGCGTTCAAGGCCGTGACCGTGGGCACCGGCATGACGATGAAGGACCTGGCCGGCATGCCGCAGCACGCCAACGACCTGCAAGCCGGCATCGAGACCAACAACCAGGGCCTCACGCTCCAGGCCGTCAACGGGCTGTTCGCCCCGCGGCTGCGGCAGGGTGTGGGTGAGGAGGCGCCCTCGGACGGCAAGATCACCCGCAAGGAGGTGATCCGCCTCGTGCCGGCGAAGGACGCCAATGGGCGGATGGACCCGGACAAGGTGTTCCCGGTCATCCGTGTCTACGTGCAGCGCCCCGGCGACACCCAGGAGCGCTACTACGACGCCCCCATGACGCGCGGTGCCTCGGTGCAGGACGAGCAGGTCGAACCCATCAGCGTCAAGAAGTCGTTGGATTGGGTTGGGAACCTGGGTGTGCTGACGACCGCGTTGCAGCGCCCGGACATCGCCGAGAAGATGGCGCAGGGCGAGCGTGAGGTCGGGCCGGAGGTGCAGAAGTACTTCGACGAGTTCTACTCCCTCACGAAACCCAGCAAGAAGACCGTAACCCGTGAGAAGGTGGATCTCGGTGACCGCGTGCTGGACCGTGAGATCGACATCACCGGCAAGGTGGTCAACCAGACGGAGTTGAAGAAAGGTGCAACGCCGAAGCTGTTCTCGCCAGGCGCCGGGGTGTCTACGTACCGGGCCAAGATGGCGGACATCGACCAGGCAGAAGTAGACGGCGACATCACGCCCGAAGAGGCGGCGGCGATGCGCAAGGCCAACATGTCAGGCATCAGGCCGACAAAGGCCGCACCCAATGCTACGCCAGGTGAGGTTCTGGCGAATCCTGACCTGCACGGTGAGGATTTCCTGAAGACACTCCCGAAGGCGGATGCGGATGTGGTTCGTGCCCTGGCCGAAGGGAAGATTAAGCCCACCGACATCAGCACCAAGGGCGAGGAACGGAGGCGCATGCTGTCCCTGGCGCTGCAGTACAAGCCTGGCGCCGACATGGGCAAGCAAAGCGAACTCGGGTCTCGGGAAGCGATATTCATCCAACGGGTGCTGTTGTCCGGAAATGAAGCTGCCAAGGATCTGGAGAGCGTCACGAGCCTCCCGCTGACAGCCAGCACCGGTCTGTTCGGTGGGCGCAAGCAAGGTGTCGGGTTGATGGATGCCGCCAAGGAGGTGCTCGCCAACAAGATGACCGGGCAGGAGGCGCAGTCGTACAACGTCATGGCTACCGGCTTCCAACGCTCTCTGGCCGCCATCGAGTCCGCGGGCCTCGCACCCTCCGGTTCGTTGACTCACCAGATGGATTCCGTGCTGTTCAAGGAAGGCGACACCAACCTGACGAAGCTGCAGAAGCTGGCGCAGACCCGACAGATCGTCGAGGCCGGGTTGGAGACCACGATCGCCAACCCGCGGGTGCCGAAGGAAATGCGGGATCACGCCGAGGAAGTCGTAGCCAACATCCGGAAGTCGGTACCGTTCACTCAGCGCGATCTGTCGCAGTTGACCAAGGGCCAGGAGGACAACCCCAACCTGACGTTGAAAGACGTGGTTGCGGCCCAGAAGGCTCAGGGTGCGGCCACTGCGCCAGCCCGTGGCCTCGGGCTGCAACAGCCTGGTGGTGCTGCGGCTCCGAAAGCACCGCCTGGCGTGCGTACCGCCACCAACCCGAAGACCGGTGAGAAACTGATGCTCCAGAACGGTCAATGGGTACCCCTCAAATGAATGATCCTGCACTGCCTCCCGGCTTCGAGGAAGATCCGCCGCCACCTCCTGGTTTCGAGATGGACGCCGGAGGCGATGCTGCGCCCGCGCCGGCCTTCTCCAGCGTCCCGACACTGGACCCCGCCTCCGGCCGGGTCAGTCAACCTTCCCTGCCGGGGCGGTCGTCTGCCCCACCCACGCTGACGCAGAAGATCACGGCGCTGGTGGAAACCGGCATGCACCTGGCGAGCGCGGCCACCGGCGGGTTGCTCGGGGCCGTGGGTGGGGGCCTCGGGGCGTTCGCAGGCTCGGCTGCCAGCGGCGGGCTGCGTCGCCAGGCGGACGGCAGCGTGCCGGCGCTGGACGCGATCGGTGCGGGTGCCAAGGAGGGGGCCGCCAGCCTCGTCTACAACCCCCGCAGTGAACTTGGGCAAGAGCGTGCAGCCCAGGCGGCCGAGGGTCTGTCCCAACTCGCACCTCTGGGAGGCCTGCCGGCTGAAGCCGCAGCACTCAGCAGTGCCAGCCGGATGGTGGGTCGCGACCTGCGTACCGCGGGCTCCGCGGCGCTGGACGCGAACCGGAAGTTCAACGCCACCCGCACGGTTGCCCGAGAAGTGAAGGCTGCTAAGGAAGCCGCCCTCGCGGCCCCGGAACGGGCCGGCATCGAAGCCGCGCACGAGGCCGGGTACAAGCTGACCCCGAAGGCGGCCAATGCCGGTGTGGCTGCCCGCATGACTCAGACCGCAGCCGGTTCTGGGCGGCTGGAGAAGGAGTTCTCCGCCCACAACGCCGAGAACACCTCCAGGCTCGCCCGTCAGGACGTGGGCCTGCCTGACGACGTGCCGGCGACGCCTGAAGCCACAGCCGCGATCCGCAAGCAGGAAGGTGAGAACTACGCGGTCGTGAAGGACGTTGGCCGGTTCGAGAACGACGCCCAGTACGGCAAGGACCTGGACAACATCACCAGGCCGTACACCGAGGCCGCCAAGGACTTCCCGGAGCTGCTGAACAATCCCATCATCAAGCGCGTCGAAGGCCTGCGCAAGGCGGATGTGGATTCGGCCTCCGCGATCGAGGTGGTGAAGGACCTGCGCAACGAGGCCGACAAGGCGTTCCGGGCCGGCGACAAGAAGCTCGGGGCCTCGTACCGTGCGGCTGCATCTGCGGTGGACAACTCCTTGGACCGGGCGTTGACACGCATGGCGGAGACGAAGCGCTCGCCGGAACTCGCCGACGCGGTGGCCAAGTACCAGGCTGCCCGGGTGCGCATCGCCAAGACGTACCTGTTGGACGAGGCCATGGACGGCAAGCCGGGCGAGGTGAACGCCATGGCCTACAAACGGGCGCTGGAGAAGGGTGCCAAGCTCACCGGAGGTGCCAAGCAGATCGCTGAGTTCGCCAAGCAGTTCGGCGAGGAGGGCCTCGCACAGAAGAAGGGCAAGTCCGGCGGTACCGGCCCTGACTTCCGCGACATTCTGCTGGCGGCGCTTCACGGCCCGACCACCGCGCTGGCGGCGCTCGTCGCCCGGCCCGGGGCGCGTGCCGCCCTGGGTAGCGAATTCATGCAGAAGCGCATGGCAGGCAAGAAACCCCAAGCCCCGGCCCCCAAGCCGGAACTCACCGCCGAGCAGTCACCATTCCCGGCTCGGGAGGACGGTGCACCGCCCGCGGGCCCGCTGGGCGACTTGACGCCAGACTGGGAGACCGCGCCCGGCGCTACGGCGTCCGCAGGCCGCCAGGAGGTGGTTCCGACTGAGGGGCTGGTGCCCGCGGTCGATGAGGCCGGCGGGCCTGCCCGGGTGCGCCCCGGTGGCGCCGACCTACGGATCTCCCGAGAGAACCAGTCGGATGCCGGCCCGGTGAAGCAGGTGGTGGCCGAACCCCCAACTCCCGGCCGGCGAGCCGGCGAGCAGATCCCGGCCGTGCCTGGGCGTCCGGACCTGCCCGACGCCATGGTGGGCGGTCCTCCGAAGGAGGTCGGCGCCACGGAGCCCACCGGCCGCGCGATGCAGGACGCGCTGGCGACGATCGACGAGTTCGAAGCCCAGAACCCCGGCAAGATCCCGGTGGGTGAGGCCACCGAGGTCGCGCCTACCGACCCGCGCCTGGCGGAGATCGAACAGTTGCAGCAGGGTGCGAAGTCAGAAGCCGTGAAGAAGGCGCTGACCGCGGAGGCCGCCAAGCTCAAGCGCGAGATCAAGGCCCAGGCCGAAGCCGAGAAGCTCAAGGCCGACGTGGCCGAGTTGCGCCAGGTGGCCGCGGGGGTCAAGGACGCGAAGCTGAAAGAGCGCCTGCTGGCGCGCGCTGAGGACCTGGAGAAGCCGGAGAAGATCCCGGTCGGTGAGGTGACCGAAGGTCAGCCCGAGATCAAGACCGAGAAGGTCGGCAAGATCCCGGTGGGCAAGGCCACGGAGGTGCCCAACGAGCCCGCCACCGGTCGGGCACCGGAGATGAAGAAGCTCCCCACCGGTGAGGCCACTCACGTCACCGACTCGGGCGTCGAAGAGGCGATCCCTGTTGGTGAGGCCAAGGAGTTGTTCACCGCGCCCGGCAAAGGCGAGGCGAAGGCTCCGGAGGCCGAGGTGCGGCTGGAGAAGGGGCCTCGCGGTCAGCTTGAAGGCTTCGACAAGAAGGGCGACCCCTACCAGGTCAAGGTCAGTGAACAGGTGCTTGGGGCCGACAAGAAGGAGAAGGCGATCCTGGTGGAGGTGCATGACCCGGTGACCGGTCAGCGGCGGGGGTTCGTGGACTTCGCGATCCGCAAGGACGGCACTCTGGTGGCCGAGAACGTGAAGGTCGCCCCGTACCTCAGAAGGCGCGGCTTGGCGGAGATGATGTACCGGGCGGTCCGGGATGCCGGTCACGATATCGCTCCAGGCCGCGTGCAGACCACTGACGGTCTCGCATTCGTGGAGGAGATGCAGAGCAAGAATATCATCAACAAGGAAGCTGACGGCCCTCGTGCCAAGGCTTCAGACCTCAAAGGAGACCAAAATGGTCAAACCGCCGAAACCCGCAAAGAAAAGCCCGTTCCCGATACCAAAGCCGAAGCCGGCAAAGAAAGACCCTTACCCGAAGGCGTGACCTTGCGGCCGGTGAAGACTGGCGGTTTCGAGGCGGTGAACAAGCAAGGCAACCGCATCGGGCGCGTCACACCAACCGGCGAGGTGACCGTGGACAATGCGTTCGCCGGCAAAGGCATCGTGCAGGCCCTGCGCGACGCGATGAAGAAACCCAAACCCTGAAGGAGAACCCAATGATCGAGATCCTGCTGGCCTTGGTCGCCTACCGTGCGACCATCTACGGCGTGAAGAAGCTCCCCGAGTCCAAAGTGAAAGACGGCTTGCTGGTGGTGCTGGTCGGCCCCCACCCGACGACCCCGGTGTGAAGTCGCTGGCCCTCGTCCTCCTGCTGGTGGGGCTCTGCGCCCGCTTTGGGTGGATGTGGGCACCCATCGCGATGCAGGCGAACGTGTGGAACGCCTCCGGGGCCATCTATACGGCGTTGCTGCTGGGCCTGCTGGCCGCGGTGTTCCACCGCAGCGAGGAGATGGGGTTGGTGCTGGCGTACCTCATTTGCCTCCAGCTTGCCACCGCCGGTTGTTCCGTAGCCTGGCTCATCGAGCCGTGGACCCCGGTGCCTGGCGAGGCCCAATGTGATGGGGTGTTCAACACCCCGATCACCTTGCTAGGGATGTACATCGGTCTCATGGTTTCGCTTGCCGTACGGAGCAGTAGTCGTGGAAAAAATACCAAATCTTGAGACCTTCATCGCCGTCGTAGCGACGGTGGTGTTCGGCCAGCAAATGGGGCCTTTAATCAGCACATTCGCGCTGATCGTGTTCGGGTGGTTCGGGGGCATGTTGGTCGGCCTGTTGAGGCTGCAGTCCGACCCTGAAGGCGGCGGGGTGAGGGTGCGTGCGCTATGGTTCGTGATGGTCTCGTTCGTGGTGACGGTCGGCAGCGCCAGCACGGCGGCCACCTGGCTAGCGGCCCACAACGGTGGTAACCCTACCGACTGGTTGTTCTTTGTCGCGCTTGGGATTCCCGCCATCGGCATGGACTGGATCAGGGTTGGTCAGTGGTCTGCGGCGCTAGTCAAGCGCCGCATTGAGCGATTCGTGGAATCGCGATCTAAGGGGTGAGTAAATGATGACGATCGTGACGTTGATCGCGGCCAACATGGCCATCTGGGCGGTGCTGTGCCGCATAGCGTTCATGGTCTCCGGCCGGACCCGGGGCGTGGTAGTGTTCCAGCACGCCGTCCTGGCGTTGAGCCTGTTTGTGGCCGGCATGACGGCGCTGGACTGGAGATTGCTGCGTGCTTACGGAGCCGAAGGCTGGGTCGTGGACCTGATGGCGCAACCACGGATCGGGGTCGCGGTATTGAGCGTCGGCGTCATGGTCTACCTGCTGGCAGGGTCGGCCCGCTGGCGCCACGGAGCCCCGGAGGGCACTCTCAAGCCAGGTCAGCAGGTGCACCAGCAGCGAGTCCCGAGTCGCGTTCGCCTGGCTGGAAGGTAACAGCCGTTGCGCCGCCCGGGGGCCGGGCGTAGCATGGTCTGAGGAGGGCACAAACCATGCTCACTCTCGACCACCTGATCGCGTGCGGTATCGGGCCGACCCAGGCCCGCACCTTCCTCGCTCCGCTCCAGCAAGCCTTCGAGCGCTTCGAGATCCTCAGCCCGGTGCGCATGGCGGCGTTCATCGCCCAGGCGGCTCACGAGTCGGTCAACTTCACCCGGTTGGAGGAGAACCTGCACTACTCGACGCCGGAGCGCATCGCAGCCGTGTTCCCGTCCAGCGTGCCGTCAACCGCTGCTGCGGCGCCGCTCATCCGCAATCCTGAAGCCTTGGCCAACCGCGTGTATGCCAACAGGCTCGGCAACGGCGACGACGCCAGCGGAGATGGGTGGAGGTACCGGGGCCGTGGTCTCTTCCAGATCACCGGCCGGGCCAACTACATGGCCGCCGGAGGGGCGCTCGGGGTGGACCTGAAGAACCACCCGGCCATGGTGGCTGAGCCTGAGAGCGCGGCCATGACCGCCGCATGGTTCTGGTCCGCCGCCGGCTGCAACGACCTGGCTGACGGCTCACAGATCGACGCCATCACCCGCAAGATCAACGGCCGAGCCATGCTGGGTGCTGACGAGCGGCGCTGTCGGTTCGACCGCGCCTTGCAGGCCCTGTCGTGATCGCCGCCTATGTTGCTGGCGCGGCGCTGGTTGCAGGGATCGGTCTGGGCTGGACGGTCGCTGACTGGCGAGCCGACGCCCGGGAACTGCAAAGGGTCCAGGCTCAGAAGGAAGTGGCCGACGAGCAGCAACGCATGGTCTCACAGGCATCGGCCAGGTTTGAGACTCAACGAGAACAACGTGGTGCGCGAGAGCGCATCGTCGTGAAGGAGGTTCAACGTGTTCTGGAAAAGCCTGTGTACCGCAACGTGTGTCTTGATGACGGTGGGTTGCGCATCCTCTCTGACGACATCGCCGCCTCCAACGCTCGCCGCCAACTTGGACCGGCGCTGCCCAGCGCTTCCAGCCCCGACCGGTAAGACCGGCGCAGACCAGGTGCTGTGGAGCCGCGAGGTCATCGTGCTGTACGACGAGTGCGCTTCGCGGCTCGACTCGGTGCTTGAGGCTTGGCCGAAGTAGAAAGGCCCGGCCGCCTTGTGGACGAGGGCGTTCTCACTCATTGCGCGCCGCCTCCCACCACTCGTTGTCGAAACACCCCTTACCGGTGACCCAGCCTGGTATCCAAGGCCCTCCTAGAGTCATATGGGCTATGCCCAGGTTGTCGGGCCTCTCTACTTCGTCGCAGAGCCAGTTCCAGGCCGGGCTCAGGTCACCGATCTCGTCGTCGTGCAGCCAGTAAAACCTGTGCAGGTCGCGGCCAGGCCGGTTGTTCACGTCCCAGAGCGTGAGCCGGCGGTTGGCGGGGTGGGAGCAGTCGAACAACATCACCGAAGATTGGTTTTTCCTGACGTAGTTGCTCTGCTCCTGATTCACCATCTTGAACCGGGTGGATGGCGTGTAGTCGTGCTTCACGACGTAGACGGCCTTGCCCGGTTCGATCTCGTTCAACATCTCTTCCGGGTTGCGCAGGAACACCACGTCGCAGTCGGTGAAGAGTGCGAAACCCTCCTGGCACAGGATCGGAGTGAGGAAGCGCGAGACCGCGAAGCGGGTGCTCTTCTTCGCGTTGGACACCAGGTCATAGTCCTGGCCGCCCCGGTGGTCGCCGAGCCTGTTGAGCAGGCCGTGGGCCGCCAGCTTCTCCGCGTCCAGCAGTTCAGCCGGCACGTTGGACACGCTGCGCAGCGACTTGAGCGCGACACGCGCGGCTTCCGCTTCGCGTTCGTCGTAGCCGATCAGGATTCTCATGTTCAACCGTGCTCCACTTCGACTACCCAACAGATCAGATTCCCGTCGCCGTCCTCGACACGAGCACAGCCTTCAGTTCCTTCAGCGCACTCCTCCACGTGGTGCCCAGGGAAGGACTTGTAGCCCCGTGCTTTCCGTAGCGCCGACCTGTGCGTTCCGGCCTCTACCGGTTTCCCGTCCACGATGTACTTCTTGAGTTTCATGTCGGCACCAAGATGTAGTCACCGCTTATCTCCTCGACCACCTTGTAGCCCCACGACTCCAGGAGGTGCACGGCGCCCAGCGTGGGTAGCCCGAACCGCGAGGCCATCTCCCGCTTCTGCTCCACGACGATCACTGGCTTGCAAGCCTTGATCGTCTGCTCACCGCCGCGCAGGACGTTCTCTTCAAAGCCTTCGGTGTCGATCTTCAGGAAGTCCAGGTCGTTGAGCCCGAAGCTGTCGAGGGTGCGCATCTCGATCTCACCAGGCCCGCCCACCGCGCTGTTACCGCTGCTTCCGACTTCGGTGTCAATGGAGACCATGCTGGGCTTGGCCCCGAGCGCGTACGGCAACAGAGTGACTTGGCCAACTCCAGTGACGTTCTTCTGGAAGCACTCGCGGTGTTCGGCTACCGGCTCGAAGGCGAACACGGTGTCGAACGCGAACGCCAGGTTGCGGCTCCAGAGCCCGACGTGCGCTCCGACATCCACGGCCAGCCGGAACGAAGTGCAGCGCTTGAGCGCCGCGATCTGTTTCGATCCTTGGTAGGCCGACCGACCGTTCATCTCGACCTTGTTCTTCTTGCTGTCCATCCAGGCCGTGAGGTGCTGCTCATGGTCCGGGAACCACCAGCCTTTGTGAAGTTTCATTCCAGGATCTCCTTCAAGTTGCGAACCACCTCGTCAACCGAGATGGCTTCCATGGACGTCCGGCAGCCGGGGCAGTCGGTGCGCATGCCGCACGCTGGCCCGGCATGCCGGATGTTGCGGTGCGCGGTGTAGCCGGTGATGTCCGGGCTGATGAACTCGCTGAACAATACCACGGCCGGTGTGCCCACGGCCGCAGCCGCGTGCATGAGGCCGCCCTCAGTACCGACGAACGCCTTGCAGACCGAGAGCACGGCGCAGGCGTGGCGGAAGGACGGCGACACCACCCACGACACGCCGTGCAAGGTCGGCTGGAGACCGTTCGAGATGCACTGCACGAACCGCGTTTCCGGCATCGCGCGCACCACCTCCTGCCACCGACCCCAACTCCAGGCCTTGTTCGTGTGCCCGATGGCCTTCACGTTCGGTTCGACCATCACCATCCCGCGGTACAGCTCCGCGAACGCCAGCTCGGCAGGCGTGAACACGATCTGGGCCGGCGTGGGGCCGTACGGCTTCCACGTCCACCGCTCCGCGGTCTTGGCCGCGATGTAGGGGCGCACGCCCGAGCCGTCCACGATGGTCTGGTACCGGCGGCCCGCAGGCCGGCGGGCGATGTATGGCAAACCATCCCAGAGGTCGGACCAGGCGCGAGTCCCGTTCCGGCCAAGGATGAGCACCGGGAGCTTGTTCTCCTGGTACAGCTTCCGGGCTCGGCCGGATGCCATCAAAAAATCACCGAGACCCATGGAACACCATCGCGGCTCGGAGCGGGTGTTGCGGATCACCTCGTGTGTACCGCCCCACGTCATCCGCCACGTCATCAACCGCCGCGTGCAGGCGGTCCAGGCGCACGAGAAGGCTCCTTGCCACTTCTACGGTCAAGGCTCCCGGGAGGGTCTTCAGGTACTGGATGAGTTCCTTGTCCGGCATCTGGGTAAGCCGGTGAATGTCAGCATCGGTCATGGTGTCTCCGTCAAGCAGAAGTCGAGAGGCGCAACCCGCGTTGCGTTCATGCCGTGGAACTTCTTGAGCCACCACTCGTACGGCTCGATGGTGACGTGCAGGTTGGTGCCGTCCGGAAAGCACTTCTTGGCCGGCCGGCAGCAGACGCTGGCCCAGACGAACAGCTTGGCGTGCCCGAACAGCCTGTCGATCAGCGCGTCCACGTCCTCGCGAGGCACGTGCTCCAGCACGTCACTACAGAGCACGCCGTCGAACTTGCGGCCCTCGGGCAGCACCCGGGCGTTGCCCTTGAACGCCGGGTCGTACAGCGTCACGTCCTTGCGCTTGACGCCGATGTCGCGGTGCAGGTTACCACCAGCGCCCCAGGCGTCCCCGCGACCGCAGCCGTAGTCGAGGATCGTCTTGGCGCCGGTTTTGCGGACCAGCTTGCGGATCGTCTTCTCGTGCTGAAGAATCGAGAGGCCGAAGAACGACTGGCCGCCTGCGGCCATGTCACGGTACAGCGGGGTCAGGTCGGTCACAGCTTGCGCCTCTTGGTGTGGAGGGTCTGAACCTCTCGTTGTACAGCTTCGATGTCCAGGACATCCCCGTCCCGGATGTTCCTGACGAACTGCCGTCCGCGGGACTCCACCGTGATCTGACCGACCACCTCCCGCCGATCGGGGTCCTCCTTGTGGGTCTTCAGATTCGCGAGGAACTTCCGGGCCTCAGCATCGTAGTGCTTGACTTCCATCTTCACGCGCCACTCCTCACGTACGTCCCGCACCACTCGATGAAGTGCCCACGCGTCACCCGCTCCAACCGCCAGCCCCGAACCTCCATCACTCGGTCGATGTGGTGGGGGTTGTTACCGCTGCGCGAGTCGATGATCGTGGGTGCGTGCTCGGGCGGCAGGCGAATGACCACCATGTCGATGGCTGCGTCCGCGAACCGGGCGCACGCCTCGGTGGGGTTCTTCAGCTTGTGGAGCACCGCCAGCAGCAGCACGACGTGGTACTTGCGCTTCGGAACCCACACGTTGGCGTCGCCGACCTCGAAGCAGGCCGCCAGGTCTGCGTGCACCCTGCGGCCGGTCTCGACGTGGGCCTTGACCACCTCGACGCCGTGCACCGCCACCGCGCCGCGGTGAGCCATCTCGGCCGTGAGCATGCCCTCAGCACAACCGATGTCGAGCACGGTCTTGCCGTGGACGAACTCGAACACGTGGTCCAAGCCCTTCATCTGGTCCTGGAGCGTGCGGTCGCCGGGGCGACCGGGAGTTGTGAACCATCCGCTTTTCACTTGCTTAGCCATTTCCACGCCACCCCCTGTTTGATTTCCAAAAGTGAAAATTGGTTGTCCGCCAGCACACCCATGACGTTGAGCCGGACCGGGCAATTGTCGTTGCCAACGTCAAAATTGCAACCCCACAGCGCCGACATGCTCGACACCTGAACCGGCACCCCGTGGATGAGCGCCGTAACCGCGGCGGCGGAGCTGTGGGTCACGAGCAGGTGCGCGTTCTCCAGGTCGTGCGGCAGGGTGCTTGCAGCTTTCAGCTTGTCGCGGCCCCACGCGCGGAACACCACCGGCGAGGCGTGGGCCAGGCTCTGCATCGTGTCCTTCGCCCAGTCGCCCGGGTACTGGGCGATGTCACGCATGAACGCGTCCGACTGCGGACACACCAGCGTGTGGCTGGTGGCGGTCGGGTGCCGCCACGGCTGCAGCTTGATGCCCAACGCCGCGAACCGAAAGCCGTCAGACTTGAGGTCCACCGCGGGCACTTGGAACCTGTTCCTCGTGATCCGGAACTGCGCGTGCGGCTCCTTGAAGCCGCGGGTCTGGTCGAAGTACGAGTTGTCGATCGAGTAGTACGGCCGCCGGAACCGGCGCACCTCGCGCCAGTGCTCGATGTTGGTCTCGTTGACGCCGTAGAAGACCGCGGCGTTCTCCTTCAGATCGCCGCAGCCCTCCATGAAGGCGTCGAGGAGGACTTTGGCTTTCGGCTTGCCAAGGGTGGGGTAGGGGGTCATTCGTCATGCTCCACGTAGCGATCCGCCGCGGTGTCCAGGTCGGTGGCGTCGAAGGGTGGCGTCTGCCACACCACGGCCGCCACAGGCGCCACCTGCTTCGACTGCTCGCGCAGCCAGCGCCAGCGGGCCGCGTCACGCTTCATTTCCTCGTCGCTCATTTCAGTCCTTCCAAGATTCTGGCGAAGGGTTCGCCGGTTGTGATTTCGTCTACGTGCCACTGCCCGTGGCTCATGCGGTGGAGGGCCTCTTTACGGTACAGGTCGCAAACCGGAACCCCACCACCGTGACGCGCTCTCCACGAGATTGCTGCCTGCTCGCAGACCCAGTGAGGCGCGCTGTAGTTCACCGGCACGCCCTCCACCAGAGCCCTGACCCCTGAGCCGCTGGACCAGATGACGCACGATTCAGCCTTCGCCAAGTCGGTCACCAGCGGCACCTTGGCGACGAAATTGCCAGGGTGAGACCTCACCTTGACCGGAAGCAGAATGATCTTCTTGAGGCTTTCGGCCATCTTGCGATCCCACCCTGGCGGGCTGGCCATGAGCTTCGAGCCGATGCCGCGCTGTGCGCACACCAGCACGTACTCACCACCCTCGCGCCACGGCTTGATCTCGAACCCGAGCTTCGTGAATCGGTCCTCGTCGCCCACCGGGAACCAGCCCGCGCCGTTGTGCTGGCCCACGCTGATCGCGTACATGGTCTTGTCTACCTTAGCTAAGTAGCCATTCTCCATGACGATGACGCTGCCGCCCCGGCGCTCCCAGTCCTCGGCCTCCGCCTCCTCGACGCCAGCTTTGCGGTTCCAGAGCACCAGCCAGTCGTCCTTGTGGAGTTGCGGGGCCTTGATGCTGGCCGCGAGCGCGAACCCGCAGCGCAGGAGGCCCGACTCGATGGCCTGGCGGCGGTAGTGCGGCTCTTTGCGAACCTTGACGACGGCAATACGGCTCATGGCTTGTTCTCGATCACCAGCACGTCGGTGACGTTGCCGATCTTCAGTTGCGAAGGCGAGGCCTGGACCTCACCACCGTAGTCCTTGGTCTCCAGGCCCAGGAGCCCGCGGACGACGTTCGCCTGAGCGCGTGCCGCGACTCGGAAGTCACGGCTCTCGTCGCGCCGGGCGATCTGGTCCAGCAGGTGGAGCACGCCGGTGAGCCCAGCCCGCCGCTGCACGCCTGTCGGTACCATCTCGCCGTCCGGACCTTCGTTGGGGTTGCGCAGACGGCGTTCTTCACCGCCGTCCACGACATAGGCTTCAGTGCTGCTCACGAGAAGTCCACGCAAGAGTTGCCGTAGAGCACAGCCTGGAACAGCGCTACACGGTCAGCTTTCTGCAGCAGGTTCAACCGTTTGGCGACCGACGACGCAGCCAAGAACCGATCGTGGAAATCCCCGTCGTGTGTGACGATGATGTTCACCTCGCCGAGCGAGTAGGACTTGAAGCACGAGTCGGACACGAAGCCGAGTTTGTCGCTGATGTCCGAACCGTCGTGTCCGTAGCCGTTCGCCACCAGGAACGCTTGAGCTTCGTCCCACTGGTCCTCGCCTACCAGTACCAGCACGTCCAGGTCGGTGTCGGCGGGTGGCGGACTGCACGTCACGCGGCTGCCGACCAACGTTGCCGAGATCAAACCCGGCATGCCTTCAGGTATCGGGATACTGTTCATGTCCTCAACTCCTCTTCGATTGTGCTCATCGGGAAACAGGTCAGCGCGCTCAAGGGATCGCAGTTCACAACCGTGCAGCCGTGAGCCTTGAGATCATCCGCCATCTTCGTGAACTTGTGGCGCCACTCATCTGGAAGCACCACCTGAGTGAGGGGTGCCGGGTGGTCTGGATGCCAGTGCTTGCGGCCGTCGATCACCCGCATGGTGAAGCCCAGAAGCAGGATCCGCCGGCAGCCGAACAGGAACGCGAGATTGATCGCCTGGTACCCGCTGTTCCCGCCCGTGTGCAGCACGTTCAGGCCCAGGCCGGGCCGGTTGACACCCTTCACGCGGTTGATCTTGTAGTGGTGCTCAGCCTGGTGGTCGCAGGTCCAGCGCTGCATCGGCGCGGGGACCTCCTTGTGGTACTTCTTCCACCACTGCATGTCGCCTGCGTACGCTACGTCGGCCCAGGGCGCGGGCTTGAAGGTGGAGTTGACGGCAATCGACCTCAAAGGGCCGGTACTGCCGCCGACGTGCTCGACCTGCTCCTCGGTGAGACCTGGGCCACTGGCCAGGATGACGCAGGTCTTGCCGGACCAGTCGAGCAGCTTGCTCATACCCCGAACCACCGCTTCAGCGCGTGCTCGGTGATCGCGGTCACCTCACCCGCGGTCGCGATCCGCGGTTCGGCGCTGCCCCACTCCTGGCCAAGGGGCCAGAACACCCGGGCCGACTCGTCGGTGGTGGGCGACTTGCGCATGAACGTGACGGTGCCGTCGTCGGCGTCGGTCTCGTGGATCTCGTTCGGCTCTTGCGAGTAGGTCTCTCCAGGGCGGTAGAACTCAGCAGGGAGGGCTCGCAGCCGAATACCCGCGGGTTCCGACTTCTTGAAGTACCCGTACCCCGGCTTGATAGTCATGTGCATGACCTCCGTGCCGTTCGCGTCTTCGACGTAGCGGCGGTTCGTCATCACCCCGGCAAGGATGGTCGAGTGCAGGCCCCACTGCAGGTGGTCGTGGATCATGCTGACGCCCGGCTTGCGGAACCGCGAGTCCCAGACATGCAGCCGGCAGTGGTTTGGCAGGTGAAGTCGGAGCAAGCCCATGCCTTGCAGGGACCACTCGAACGCATTGGCGTTGGTGAGGATGTGTTGCGCAAGTTCTCTCACCGTGACACTCCTTGCAGCCTGTCGGCCACCAGCTTGGTATAGCCCGAGATGTCCACCCACGAGTCGTCGTAGTTCGGGTCGCCATTCAGGATCCTGGCGATCTTGTGGACGACCATCTTCAACGCCTCCTTCTGGTCGGCTGCCAGCGCCGACCACTTCGGGCAGGCCCGCATCACGTCTTCCAGGTCCTGAGATATCTGAGCGTGGTCGGTGAACTTGCCGTAGCGCTTGCCGCGTTCGGTGAGGGTGTCGGTGAGGGTGTCGGTGAGGGTGTCGGTGGGCACCCCGATGACGGTGTTGGTCTCCGGGTCGTAGAGCATCCGACCTTCGGTCGGTACCGGCTGCTTGTCCAGCACCCCCGCGGCTGCCTTCAACTCCTCACCAGCCACGATCATCAGCCCTTGGGGGTCGTGCACCACGTCGTACGTGGCACGACGCTTCCCCGTCAAAGGGTTGAAGGCCCACGACTCGGTCGGGCACAGCTCCCGGTACTCCTCCGCCGTCAGTGAAACGTCAACGTGCCGGACACCGGTCACCGGGCTGTAGATCAACTTCATGATTCCAATCTCCTCTTCAGTGCTTGCAGCAGAACGTCTTGGACATCCTGCTTGGTTGAAATGCGTGCGATCACATCCTCGTCCACGGTATTACGAGCAACGATCTGATGGATAAAGACCGGTCGATCATGTCCGGCCTGAAGCTGACGGACCGGGCCGATCCGCTCGACGATCTGCTGCCTCTCTTCCAGTGACCACCAGTGCGAGAAGAAGACCAGGATGTTGCCCCCGTCTTGCAAGTTGAGGCCGTGGCCCGCAGAAGCCGGGTGAGCAAGGAGGAGTCCGATCCGCCCCTCGTTCCAATCAAGTATTGTTTGTGGTTTCTTGTCGAGGACCCGGGCTTGCGGGAAGCGCCGCTGTATACGCGCAAGGTCAGACTTGAAGTGGTACGCAACCAGTACCGACGCGCCGGCCGCCTCCTCAATGATGCTTTCGAGCGCTTGCAGTTTTTCATCGTGCATCTCCACCCACTCGTCGTTCGACCCGTTAATGTATGCGGCTCCGCTCGCGAATTGAAGACATTTGATCGTCTTCGCAGCAGCGCCGAACGCCTCGATCTCGTTGTTCTCCAGCACCGTGTACAGCTCGCGCTCCATCTCCTGGTAGTGCTTGCGCTGCTTCGGCGGCAGGTCCACGTAAAGAGTGTTTACAACCGGATCCTTCACGTCGAACCAGTCCTTCACGTCGAGCGTGAGGCACACGTCCTTGACCAGCACCTCGATCTCCTTCTGCGCGTGCGGGAAGGGGATCCTCTCGACGTACGCCTTGCCGGAGTTGTTCGCGGCGTCCTTCGCATTCCGGAACCCGAACCACCGGTTCATGAACGCCGTGTAGGTGCTGCCCAGCCTGGCGCCCTGGTCGATGAACCACATCTGGCCCCACAGGTCTTTGACACCGTTGGGTACCACAGTCCCTGTCAACCCAACCCAGCGCTTCACGTGCTTGTGGGCAACTTTGCTCAGCGCCTGCGCGCGCTTGCCGCCCTGCTTCGTACGGAAGTTTTTTGTGCGCGTGCACTCGTCTGCCACTACCATGTCCCAGAACCACTTGTCACCCACCGTCTCGATCAACCAGACCAGGTTGTCGTAGTTGGTAGTGTAGATGTCAGCCTTCACCTTCAAGGCCGCCAGGCGTTCGACTGGAGTGCCAACGATGGTCGACACACGCAGGTGTGAGAACTCGGCCCACTTCTTCACCTCGTCCGGCCACGTGCTCTGGGCCACGCGCAGCGGGGCCAGCACCAACACCTTGCGGGCCGACCCGGACATCAGCAGGATGGAGATGGCCATCAGCACCGAGCTTGTCTTTCCCATACCCATGGGCACCAACAGCATGCTGCGGTGGTGCTCCACGATGTGGTTCCACATCAGCGGCTGGAAGGGGCGAGGGGTGAGATGGCGTAACGTCATTGCACCGGTCTGCTTAGTGCTTCTTCTGGGGTCCACCCAGATACCACGATTCTGTACCGAATGGTGCTACTTTTCAGCTTGGTGCTCTCTGCCCACTGAGCCAATGTTTTTGTGACCCCGAATGCAGTAATCCGCAAGTTACCTCTCCGGTTGTTACCTTGGGTTTTTCTCGTGGCCCACACGCAATTGCCAGGCCCGTAGCCTTCAGAGTTCCTCTCCCGCTCCAAGGTGTGCCAAGGCGTCGGTCGTGGCCCCATGTCCTGGTAAAACCGGCTGAATGTTGACCACTTCTCGGAGACCTCCAACCCTCTCCCGCCGTAGTTACGGTAGGACTTGCTCTTCAAGTTGCTGCAGCGTTTCCACATGCCACACCAAACTCTGTACTCTGGTAGGTGCCCCATTCCGTGTTTTTCACCGTGGGTGCAACCGCACGACTCACTGTTCCCGGATTTCAGGTTGCAACCCTCCACCAAGCACAGGGCACCACAGTCGCACACGCAATACCACTGAGTGCGACCGCCGTGGTCGGCACGAGGCATGTCCGGGCCCCGCTCCAGAACCTCCAACATGCCGAAACGCCTACCGGAGAGATCGACCAGTCTGCTCATGTCTTCAATCCTAGAAGTTCTGCGTCGCGTTTCCTGGCCCGTCGATCTGCGCACACCTGCGCCCGGGTCCTCGTCGGCTTCTTTGCATCCTTGCCGGGCCCGAGCCGGTAGATGCGAATGCTGCACCGGCCGAGGGAGTCCAACTCCCAACCCGAGATGTGGGCCGCGCCGGCCTTGTGCATGGCCTTGCCGTACTGCAGCACCGTGAGGTAGTGCAGGCCGGTCTCCGCGGCCAGCTCGCGGCACGTCATCGTGCCGTCGATCATGGCCTTGACGAGCATGGCCATCATCATGGCATTGACCTTCATGCCAGCACCTCGTCCACCCGCTCGAACGAGTCCACGATCTCAACCTGCTGGCCGCGACGGCGCATGCGCTCGTGCTCACGGTCCTGCTGGCGCTCGTGGGCGTTGGACGGGAACCCAGCCGCCAGCCCAGATGCCTTGAGTTCAACCCACACGATCCGCCCGTCAGGGAACATCACCACCCGGTCCGGGCAGCCCTTGCGCCCGACCCAGGCCGCCTTTCGGACCAGGCAGCCCTGGGCGTTGGCCTGCTCCACGAAGTACGCCTCGATCCTGCTCTCACGCATTCTTGCGCTCCTTGGGTCGTGCCGTAACGTCTGCGTCGGGGATGCCGCTGATCGGGCGCAGGTAGTCGTCAGGGCACAGCACCTCGGTGCACATGCGGTACTGGAGATCGACCAAGCACAGCGTCACGAGAGGCCGACCCGTGGCCGTGCAGTGCCAGTACGGCCCGGGACCTGGTAGCCGCCAGTCGTAGTCGCGCTTGCCCACCTCGACGATCGCACCGATGTTCTCAGGCCGCTCGTCCTTGATGATGATCGCCAGATCGCCGGTTTTCACGTTCGTCATGTCAACTCCTGTCAACCCACCTGTAAACCGCTGACCTGTCACGCGACCCGTCTCTGACGATAAGGCCCTCGGCTTCGAGCACGGCGAAGTACCGAGCCGTGGTGTCTACGCCGGCACCTGTCACCTTCACGACTTCGCGCACGGTCCTGGGGGTCCTCCACAACAGCCCTACCACGTCCCCAAACTTGCCGATCCACGTACCCGGTGACTTCGCGTTCACGCGTGTGCTTCTGGTCATGGCAGCACCTTGAACGGGTCGTCGATCTGGCACACGTGCTCGCCCGGACCGAGGTTGAAGAGGACCCACTTGCCGGTCTGCTGGCGCCAGCGCACGTCGCGGCTCCCGCAACGGTTGCAACGGGTCAGGGGTCGGTACTCGTCGTCCAGGTTCTCGTCCTCATCACCGTCCCACAACCGATCGAAGTGGTCGTCTGCGATCTCACCCATGCCTCACCCCTTCCTATTGCGGTAGGTCTCGAACCCGGCAGCCGCCAGCGGCAAGCCGGCGTTCCAGGGCAGTTCAGCGCACATCATCTCCGCCAGCTTCTCGTGCGTGAAGTCCCCCGTGTCGGGGACCTCGGCTGCGATCTCATCGTGCACGTGGAAGACGATCGGGTAGCCGGCGGCTTCGATTGCCGGCATGCAGTCCGAAAGCTGGTCTGCGGCTACGGCCTGGGTGCCATTCTCGATGGTCTTGCCGCCATACGTGCTCAGGCGCTCCCACTTCCGGCTGTACTGGTTGAGCCCCATGTAGCTCAGGGTCCCGGTCTTGGGGTCCACCTGCGGCTGGGGGTAGCACAGCACCCGGCCGTTGGGCAGCGCCATGCGCAGCCAGGCCCCGTCGCGACGGAACGCAAGCCGGCGAGCCCGGAATACGGTGCCAGGGTTCAGCACAGCATTTTTGGCTGCAGCTTCGGCCTCACCCCACAGCGCTTCGATGTTCGGGTGGGCCCGGCGCCAGAGGCGCTTCAGCGAGTCGCAAACCACGAACACCTTGTCGCTCAGTCCGAACTGGACTTTCGACTTGGCTGCTGCCACGTCATCGGGTCTCGTAGCCATCGCGATGTCGAGTGCCATCTCGTACTGCGTGTCAGTGATCTTCCCGGTCTTCGGGAGCAACCCGACCCTCCGCAACAACGCCGTCAACGCGGTGTGCTCCACCCACTCCCGGAAGCTCTCCGCCTCGTCGACCACGTCCCCCGGCAGCACAGGCCACGCGGCCTCAGCCATGGCCGTCAGGTCGATGCCGTAGGTCGCGGCCCCGGTCAGGAACGCCCCGACTCCGCCCTGGTAGCCGAGCATCAACTCCAGCACCTTGCCGATCTGGCGCTGGTCGTGCGTGACGGTTTCGTGCGACACGTTGAACGCGCGAGCGTACGAGAGCTTGTACAGATCCGGGCCAGTGCCCGCGTCGTAGTCCCGGAACGCCTGCAGCTTCCACTCCTCGCCGGCCAGCCACGCCAGCACACGGCCTTCAATGTTGGCCAAGTCCGCAATCACGAGCTTCTTGCCCGGAGCCGCGACGATGCAGCCGCGGATGCAGCAGCTTGCCAGCCGGATCACATCGCCGTGGGTCAGGTCGGCAGAGCCACCCTTCAGTGCCTCGATGCCCGAGTTCACGTACTGGAGGATGTGGGCGTCCTTGACCTTCTCCTTGGGCAGGCCCCACCAGGCGGCAATCGTCGCCGTGTCCATCCGCGGCATGTTGCCGTGCTGGAACAGTCGGTGGGCCCAGCGGCCGGTGCGGAACGCGCCGCGGAACTGGGCCCCGCCACGCAGCCGCCCGTCCTGGTTCACGGCCTTGAGCAGCGTCTTGTACTTGCTGACGCTGTTCATGGACGACTGCAGCCGGATCGCGATCAGCTCCCTCACGCCGTCAGGCAGGTCCGGGTCCTTCAGCCGGCGCTCCAGCGTGTCGGCCTGCATGTCAGGCAGGTCCACGCCGTGCGACGCCAGGATCCACTCCAGCAGCGCGTCGCGCTGGGTGGCCGCACCCACCTCCCCGTCCGTGATGACGACCGTGCGCTCGTTCAACGTGGCCTTGGCCTTGGCCACGGCCTCCACCGCCGCGACGGCCAGGTCTTGGTCCACGCAGAACCCGCGCTGGTTGATCGTCAGGTCGATGTGCCACAGCTCGACCTGGCGGCCGGTGTAGTTCCACTTCGGCATCTTCCGGTGCGCCTCACGCATCACCGTGATGTCGCGGCCGGCGTAGCGGATGAACGCCGCCCACTCCGCGGGGTGCGTGTGCTTGGTGGCCCGGTTCGTGCCGTACTTCTTGATGAAGGCTTCGCCTTGCGGCTTGCAGAAGAGGTGGATGTACTTCTTCCCTTCAGTGTCCTTGCGCTTGGCCTCGTCGATGTTGAGGGCGTGCCCGAGCTTCTCCAGCGAACCGGGCAGCCCGTGGCAGAACGCCTGCACCATGGTGTCCCGGCGTCTCGACTTGGTGATCCACTTGGCCAGGCCGGGCAGGGCCTTGTCCAGCACCACGAAGTCGAACATGCCGGAATTGTGCCCCCACACGAGGCACTCAGGGTCGGCCAGGGCCTGCTCCAGGTCCACCGGCGGGAACTGCCAACCAGGGCCACCCTTAGGTTGTGTTGGCGACTGGTGCCACTCGACCGTGCCAGACAACTCCTCGACCTCCGGCCAGTGCACGGTGCCGTCTGTCAGGTCCCACACCTTGACAAGCCCGTCGCCTGTGGCGTACGACCAGAGCATCACCTCCACCTGCTCAGCGTAGCGGTGCACGCCGTCCTTGATCGGGACGGGGCTGAAGGTTTCGAGATCAAAAAAGAAATTCTTCACGGGTCAGAAAAGCCTGTTGGGGAACTTGGTGTCGATCTGAACCAACTCGTCGTGGGCCGCGATGGCTTCACGCACGATGCGCAAGTCGAAGCACTGCACCGACATCGGGTCGGACTTCCACTCAGCGACCACCAGCTTGAAGATCTCAAGCGCGCGGTCTTCCAGTTCGATGCGACGATCGTGGGCTTCCGCCGCTTTGCGACGGTAGTCGTGCGGTAGCGAACGTTCCATCACGACTTCTCCTTCGGAGGGGGTGGCGGAGGTGCCACCCACCGCGGGCAGTGGCTCAGGGTGCGCTTGCCGCCGCACAGGGGGCAGGTGTTGGACCACTTCACGACCGCCCCTTCGCCAGCTTGCTGATCTCGGTCTCCAGACGGTGGATGCGCTTGCGCAGCATCGGCACCACGGCGTCGAAGTATTCCTTGTTGCTCACGGCGTCGATGAGTTGGCCGCGGGCCTCCTCCAGCAACTTCTTGCGCCTGCGGTCGGTGCCTGCGATCTGGAACGGGTTGAAACGGTTCAGGAATCCCATCAGCTTTCTCCGGGTTGGTGGGTTTTGCTTTGTGCTGCCACCCCTCGTGGAGTGGCAGACCAAAACATCTTCAGATCACAAAGTCACATCAGCCCAGGTCGCCCTCACCACCACCACCACCACCACCACCACCACCACCACCACCACCACCACCACCACCACCACCACCGAACGCGTCCGCGTCGGCCCCGACTTCCATCTCGGTGAAGTCGTTCTCGTCGGGCATGCTGCCACCGCCGAACGAGTCGCCCTTGCGCACCAGTTGCACACCCAGCAGCGTAGCCCGGATGCCCTTGCCGTTGGTGTTCTGCTGCGCCCAGATCTCGACGTGCATGTTGATGAAACAGCCCGAGTACAGCACACCTTCCTTGCCCGGGACCGCGATGCCGTTCTGCTGGTACAGCGGGTGCTTCAACTGGTCGAACACCAGCGGGCGGCCGTCCTTCTGGTACCGGTGCGCGGAGAGCACCCAGTGGTCGGCGTAGCCGTCGAAGTCCTTCAGGTTGCCGTCCGCCCAGCAGCAGCCCTTCGGGTCGCGCTTGATGGCCTCCAGGGTGGTCTGCCACTTCTTGTCCCACTTCTCCTTGGCCAACTGCTCCAGCACCGCGTCCACCTTCTTGCGCTGCGGGCTGTCGGCCGGGATCAGCGCCGAGGCGGACCACCGCGCCGGGTCGCCCTCCTTGTACGGCTTGGGCTCACCGAGGACCAGGAACGACCCTCGCACATCCGTCAACATCAACTTCACCCCCATGGGGATCTCCTTCACAAAAATAAGTTCAAAGACCCGTGGGTTGTGCCACGGCACGTGTGAGCTTCATCAGCCCGGTTTGGAAATCAGTGCGGGCCATGGCGAGCCACCGCTCGGGCTGCGCCTCCTGGAGGCGTTGCTGCTCGTCAGCATCTTTCAGCACGACGGAACCGCCGACAGCGGGGAGGCTGCTCACCGGCCCGCATGCAGCACGTTGGTAGGCAATGTGATCGCCCACCACGTTAAGCAGCATCTCCGTGGTTGCCGCCAGGTTTCTGATCGCCACGTCCGCCGCCAGCCCTGTGTGCAACGTGGTCCCACGCACTCGTGTGCTCTCGTCCATATCGTCCTTCTTCTGGGCTCAGCCCAACAGTTCGCCACCGTCATCGGCAGCAGGTTCATCAACAACACCGAAGTCGGAACTCTCCAACCCCGGCACCACGTACAGCTCCTTGATCGCCTCCAGCCTCTTGACTGACGGCTTGGGCTTGTTCCTGACCACCAGCTTCTGCAGCTTCTTCCACTGGCCGGGCCCGATCACCGGTGCAGGACCCACCGGTTCCTTCTTGCGGTTCAACTTCTGCGTCGCCAGCTTCTCCGCAGTGGTGGGGGAGATCAGCTTCAGGTCGTACATCTCCTCCGTATTGAGCCGCATGCGTTTGAGTTCCGCCTCGGCCGCGTCCGCGTCCTGCCACTTCCTCGGTCCTTCACGGCCCAGCTCCAGGCCGTAGCCCAGCTCCTGGCAGACCGCCAGGTCGTTGTTGGCCGCGATGAGCCGGCGCTCCGTCTCCGCCCGCACCGCGATGATCCAGTCCTCCAGCATGTCGGTGACCGACATGGAGAGCGCCAGGTCCTGATTCGCTTCGCCGGGGAGCTTCACCTCGCCCCTTGCGGCGATGACCTCGAACTCGTCCCCCACCGCGCGCTCCAGCTTGAGCCTGTAGGCCGGGCAGGTCGGGATCGCCCGGCAGAACGCGCAGTCCCTGTCGTTCGGGTCCGGGTTGAGGAAGGTCTCCATCCAGATCGTGGTGCGCTTCGTGTCCCCCACCGAGAGCGGGTACGCCTCCATCGCGACCCGCACCGACGCCTCGCGAGACCGAGCCGTCTGCGCGAACTTGAGCAGGTAGGCCAGGTCGCAAGTCCACTCCCGTTCGCCGCCCTGCTCAGGCTGGTAGATCACGAGCCGGACGGAGCGGATATCGTGCGACAGCTCGAACATGCTGTACGCCCCGAGCGCGTAGTACAGGAGCTGCGGGTTCTCCTCCACCGGCACGAACTTGTAGCCGAACTTGGCATCTATGACGATCAGCTCGTGGCCGACCTCACCGGTGAGGGGGTCGGCCCACGGCTTGACCACGATCGCGTCGGCCGTGCCGAACTGGCCGGGCACCTCGATCCACTGCCCGAACTCCACCCGCTGCTCGACCATCAGCAGGTCGTTGCCAGCGACGCCGCGCACGTAGTCCACGTACTCCTGGACCGGAGGCGTCATCCCTTCGGTGAAGGGGATGGTGTGCGTCTGCCTGTTGTTCTCGTAGACCGGGCAGCCCATGCCCACGTAGTCCTTGGCCTCGACGATACCGCCCGGGGCGGCGAGCACCACCGCCGCGAAGTGGTGCTTGCAGGTGCCGTCCTCGCTGGCCTTGGACGAGTTGTTCGGGTAGGCGTCCTCCAGGGTGAGGGACCCGGGGCACACGAAGCGCCGGGCCGCGCCTGACGGGCTGTGCCTGGCGTGCTCGCTCATCAGCGCACTCCCGCCGCAGCCCGGAGCTTGCGCAACGCGGCTTTCATCTTGGCGGCTTCATCGGCGTGGACCGCTTCGGAGGTGTAGTAGCCCACCGCATCCGCCAGCAGACGGATCTCAGCCCGCGACAGGCCTGTCGGGTTGGGCTTCTTGACCTTGGCGATCTTCGCGACCGCCGGCATGGGTGGCAGGCTGTCCACCACCTGCACCGGGGTCACCCCCAACGGAATTTGCTGTTCCATGTTCTTCCTTCGCAGGCAGCGAGGTACGCCCGCATGATTCGGTGAATCGGCCACAACCTGCGTGCGGTCCTCGCATCGCACGACCAGTTGAGGCCGGCATGGCCCCAGGCCGTAGCCAAGGGCGCGAGCTTCAACCCATGCTCTCTTCGCCGGAGAGGCCGGCCAGCACGGCCGCCGGGTCGGCACCGTCGTTCAGGGCCTTGAACGCTGCGTGCGCGGCGTCGTAGTACTCGGGCTTGATCTCCAGCCCGCTCTTGGCGCCGCCGAGGGCGGCCAGGGCGGCCACCAGGGTGGGCCGGTTCTTCACCGCGTCCTTGCGCAGGTAGCCGTTGATGAGGTCGCCGATGCCGGTCTCGGGGTAGGACTTGCCGGCGAGGCTGGTGCTGGCCGCAGGTTCAGCCGGGGGCGGCGCGGGCTTTTCGGCGGGGGTCTTGCCCTTGCCAGCGGTTGCTTTCGTGGCGGACGCAGCGGGCGGCGGGGTCTTGACTTCCGGGGTTGCAGGCTGCGAAGTACCGGCAGGGGCTGCCGTCTCCGCAGACTTTGGGGTCGGGCTCGTGGCCTGGGCCGCGCCTCCTGCCAGGAGGGTGAGAGCCGCTGCGGCTTCGCCGGGCGTGCTGAAATTGAGAGTGACTTGGATCGTCATGGGGTCCTTCGTTGGTTGAGTCGTTGAATCAGAACGCAGAGCGCTTTCACCCTGCAGGTTCGCTTCCTGGAGTCCTCGTCGTCCTGGATCACGGACCTCGACCAGCGAGTCAATGCCCACCACAGCAAGATCCTGTACCACCACGTCTTCACTTTGTTCCCCAGAAGTAGCGAACCGAGTGTAGCACTTGGTCCAAGGATTGTGTCAACCCCCTACGCGGTATTTGCGATTACCGAACCAAGTGCTACAGTCGGCCCCTCATGAAGCGGACCAACCTCTCAGACCTGGATGTGGCAACGCGGCACGAACTTGCTGCGGAGATGTCCACAAGCGAAGCCGTCATCCGGCACATCGCGACGGGCCGCCGCCAGGCGAGTTCTGGTATGGCCATCCGCATCGAGCGGGCCGCCGCGAAAATCGGCCTGCACATCCCGCGCTCGGACCTCTCGTCCGCATGCGCCACCTGTGAGTACGCCCGCCAGTGTGAGCGGAGCAAGAAAGGGAAGTCATGACACGTGAAGACGCCTGGATCGTTGGTATCGGGATTGCGGCTGTGGTCGTGGCGCTCGTCACGACGCCCGCTGACGCCGCGCCGACCGTGAAGACGGGAGACGTACTGTACGCCATGGTGAAGATCGCCCAGCCGCTCAAGGTCGATGAGCGCGTGTACGAGGACCACGAGATCCACGGTTCGCTGTACGCGGATCGCGAGTCGTGCGAGGCACGAGCGAAGCGCGAACTGCAGCAGAACGCCGTCGAAGCGGCGGCCGGCAGGGCCAAGTTTCGCATCTTCGTTGGTTGCATCCCGATTCCGGCCCCAGTCCCTGCAGCACCGAGCATCTGAGATGGTCGAGATCCGAATCGCAGCGCACCGCCTCGCGGAGCGCGAGAACGAGGTCCTCAAGGGCCAGCTCCTGCTGAACGAGTTGCGGGACGCGCTGGTCCCCGTGGCCGGGGTCCTGTTCCCGACCGGGGTCATCTACGGGACCTTGAGCACCAGCACCGACCTTGCGACTGGCGACACGGTGCTGCAATGGGTCGAAGACTGAACCGGCTGCTGGCGGTCCTCGCCGCAGCCTACGTGCTGTGGGAGATCCTGCGGTCACTACGAAGGAGATAGCTGTGGAATTTGAATCGTTTGGCAAGATCGCCCGGCTCAGCCGGCAAGTCGTAATCACCGAGAAGATCGACGGCACCAACGCCCAGGTCTGCGTGGGTGAAGATGGCACCATCAGCGCCGGGTCCCGCACTCGCTGGATCACGCCCGAGGACGACAACTTCGGGTTCGCGGCGTGGGTGAAAGAGCACGAGGGCGAACTCCGGGCGCTCGGGCCAGGCCGCCACTTCGGCGAGTGGTGGGGTCGAGGCATCCAGCGCGGCTACGGGCTCACCGAGCGCAGGTTCTCGCTCTTCAACGTCAGCCGTTGGACCGCGGAGACGCCACCTCCGGCTTGCTGCTCGGTGGTGCCGGTTCTCTGGGAGGGGTTGTTCGACACGGGCGTGGTTGATCGCGTGCTGGCTGACCTGAAAGACACCGGCAGTTACGCGGCCTATTCGGCGAAGGCGGAAGGCATCATGATCTACCACACCGCGGCGCGCATCTACTTCAAGAAGACGCTGGACAAGGATGCAGAACCGAAGTCGAAGGTGTGAGTGGGTGACCCCCGACAACCCACTCATTGCTGCGCTGGAGCCCATCACCAGCCGGGTGCGCACCGACGTGACCGCGGTCCGCCGGCTGGATGGGCTGCAGGCGTGGACCAAGCAGGCCCTGACCCCTGAGCGCCTGGCCAAACATTACAACGGAGGTCCTGCCCGCGGGGTCTGCCCCATCAAGGCCGGCGAGTCGGTCACCATGCTCGGGCTGCTCGACTTCGACAGCCACAAGGGTGAGACCAACTGGGCGACCATGAGCCACACCGTGTGGCTGGTGGCCAGCGCGCTGGAGTTGTGCCACGGCGCGGTGCCGGTGCTGTTCCGCTCCACCGGTGGCCGCGGGGTGCACCTCTACGTCCTCTGGGACGACCCGCAGGACGCCTACAGCGTGCGCACGTGGTTGGCCGAGGTGCTCAGGTCCTGCGGCTTGCGGCCGGGTGTGAAGAGCGTCAGCGCCGGACAGGTGGAGGTGTTCCCGAAGCAGGATGCCGTGGCCCCGGATGGCTTCGGCAACCAGTTCATCCTGCCCCTCGCAGGCAAGTCCGAACTCCTGCAGTTCGAGGAGTTGAGCGGCATCCTGGAGATCGTACCCCGCGAGTCGGTGGTCGGGATGCACTGGCCCATGTCCCCGCCCGTGCCGGTGGTCGAGAGGCCTGAGCACCAGCGCGGCCTCGTGGCCCGCTCCGCGGAGCGTGATACGCCGTGGATGCTGGCGCTGGACGCGATCCCCAACTCGGGCACCGCGACTCTGGACTACGACGCCTGGCGCAACGTGGTGTTCGCCGTCCACTACGAGACCGGGGGCAGCCCGGAGGGCCTGTCCATCGTCGAGGAGTTCAGCGCCCGATCCGCGAAGGCCGACTTGGACTTCCTGCGTGAGCGGGTGTGGCCGTTCGTGCGCAGCGACCACGCGCAGCCGATCACCGGCAACACGATCATGGCCATGGCCCGCGGCAACGGGTGGCAGGAGCCGCTGGACGACAGCGCGTTCTCGGTGTTGACCGAGGAAGGCGAAGGGGTTGAAGATGCTGGGGTGGCGGAGAGTGCCGCACCGGTCAGGCGCCGCGGTGTTCCGGCGGCCGAGCACAAGACCACGGACCAAGCCAATGCCAACAGGCTGGTCAAGGCCTACGGTCACCGGGCGCTGTGTGCAGGCGACAAGTGGTATATCGACGACGGCAAGCGCTGGGCGCTGGACGAGGCAGGAATCTACAGGTACGCGTGTCAACTCTCCCGCATCGTCGGGGACGAGGCGCGCGTGTTGTTGCAACGAGCGAAGGAGAAAACTGAGTGAACACCGTAACGTTGAACCGTCTTGCTGTGGTGTGTCAAGCGAGCAATCGGGAAGAGCTATTGGCTGAACTGGAAAGCCGGGGCCCAATCCAGATTACCGAAGTGAACGAAGAATCCTGCATTGAACTGGCGGGCTTCGTAGACTGGGGGTGGGCGTTTCGGACCCTGCCGTTCTATGCCAAAGACCCTTTTTCTAATGATCTGGACAGACTCTCAGAAGCGTTTCGCTCAGGTATGGCCCAAGTATCGGTTCGCTTTGAGGCCGAAGTGGCTGCTGCCATACCTCCGGACGACGCCGGGCCGGACACGCATCGCGGAGCCGCCATCGCGGTACATGCCGCCGGTCAGCGCGCAATTCTGGCGCAGGATGCCATCAAGAGAGAATTAGAAAAGGGCGTGGCTGTTTTGTTTGCCAAGGCCTGGGCCTTTAAACCTGTAACGCATTGAAAGGAAAACTGAATGAAAACGGTAGTAGACGAGTTCACTGTCGTTGCCAGGACCACGGGGTCGGGTGACGGCATCGTAGAGGCGTGGTGCGAGGTGCCTCACACCGCCGAGATCCTGGGTCTTTCAGGTCCGATCGGTTGGGGTTTCGGGCTGGTGTGTCGGTACACCGAGGATGATGACACGCCAGCAACGACCGAGAAGCGCACGATGTACCTGCTGCGCAACTGCGACAAGCTTCCCTGGGGTGCCAAGGCCAAGTACATCGGGTCGTGGAGTAGTCCCAGCTCGCCGCCCCTTCACGTGTTCGAGGAGATGTCAAAGTGAACGACCATCAGCAAGATTGCCGAGACTTCTGGCGCGAGGTATACCTCGCCACACTGAGAAACTGCGTAATTGAGGTCGCTGCCGAATACGCAGACCAAGCAATGCTGGAGTACGACTCGCGGTTCGCGCCTACTGAGGAGCCGACGCCTACTGAGGAGCCGACGCCTACGCCGCTGCCGGAGGTCGACCTGGACCTGCTGGGCTGATCGCCATGGACGGAAGATACAAGAGCCACCTGGTGTTCAACTCCAAACCCGGCAACGACCCAACGTACAGCCCGTACCGCGCAGGCTGGAACGGCTACTACGACGGCCTGACCAACCCCCACCCTCTCGGCGATCACGACGCCGGGCTCTGGGAGCTGGGTTGGATGGACGCACGACGCAAAGGAGGCGCGCATGGCCAGGCTACCGAGTGAAGCGACCCAGTTGAGAACCGCAAAGCGCGAGGCCAAGGAGTTGCGAGACGAGCTTTGGCAGGTGAAGCAGGAGCGTCATCGGGCCCTCGTACGACTCTCGAAAGCTGAAGACGAACTCGCCGAGTGGAAGGAGCGGTTTGACATCCTGCTCCGGCGTGACCAGGAGAATCCCTCATGAAGCACGAACTCAAGTGCTGGTCCAGGTACTTCAACGACCTCTACGTCAAGCCCTTCGAGTTGCGGCTCAATGACCGCAACTACCAGAAGGGTGACGTGCTCCACCTGCGTGAGTGGTGCCCCATGGAGGCCGCCTACACCGGCCGCGAGTGCCTGCGCGAGGTGACCTACCTCCTGAGCCCCGGGGCGCCTGGGCTCCGGCCAGGGTACATCGGCTTGGGGCTCGGGCCCTGGATGAGCGTGAGGACTTTGACGTGACCACCGCCACCGACGACACCAAGGTCCGAGCCGAGTACGAGGCCAGCCGCAGCGAGCTGGCCGAGGTCGCGGAGGCTGCAACCGAACGTGCCGGCAACCTGCTGGCCACCGCCGACCGGCTGGAGGGCATCGCCGCGACCGCGGTGGCTAAGGCCGGGGTCGAGAAGACGGTCGAGGCCAAGGCTGCGGCCACGCTGGCCCGCAAGGCTGCCACTGAGGCCCGACACCAGGCTCGCAAGGCCGTGACCCTGGCCGAGCGCGCCGAGCGCGAGGCGGCCAAGGCCAAGCCGTGGGAGGAGGAGAGCGCCGACGCCTTGCGGGCCTGGGCTCGCGAGTGCGAGATGAAGCCGCGCATCGACGCCGCGGTGGGCCTGCTCCGCAAAATGTTGACCGTGGACATCGAGGTGATGGACCGCGACCCGTGGCTGCTGAACTGCCGCAACGGCACTGTGGACCTGCGCACCGGCGCTCTGCGCGAGCACCGCTCCGAGGACCTCATCACCAAGCTGACGGACCTGGACTACAAGCCCGAAGCCCGAAGCGTGCTGTGGGAGACCGTGCTCGGGCAGATCGCGGGCGGGGACGCAGCGCTGGTCGGGTTCTTGCAACGATGGTTCGGGTACTGCGCCACTGGCAGCGTGCGCGAGCAGGCATTCGTCGTGCACTGGGGCAAGGGGTCGAACGGCAAGTCGCTGGTCATGAGCACCATAGAGCGGGCGCTGGGTGAGTACGCCGGTGCGGCCGCGCCCGGCCTGATGGCCGACTCGCGAGGCGACGGCGATAGCCGCCACCCCACCGAGATCGCGGACCTGAAGGGCCGGCGTATGGTCACCGCCAAGGAGACCGGGGACGGCATGACGCTGCGCGAGGCGTTCATCAAGGGTGTGACCGGGGACGACAAAATCAAGGCCCGGTACATGAATCAGGACTTCTTCGAGTTCACTCCCACCCACAAGTTGCAGTTGATGACCAACTTCAAACCTGTCATAAAAGGTCAAGATCATGGAATCTGGCGGCGGGTGTTGTTGGTGCCATACCTGCAGCTCTTCGGTACCGAGGACCAGGTAGCCACGGGTGAGACACAGTGGCTCAAGGATCAGGACCTGGCCGCCAAGCTCGCGCGCCGCGAGGAGCTTGAGGGCGTGCTGGCCTGGATCGTGGCTGGCGCTCGCGAGTGGTTTGAGACCGGGCTGCGGCCGCCCTCGGTGGTGCTGGCCGCCAAGGCCGAGTACCAGGCCGAGCAGGACCGCGTGAAGGCGTTCGTGTCCGAATGCTGCGAGGTGGACCAGAGTGCCGTAACAAGAGGAGGGGAGGGGACTGGCGGGACTCAAGGATGGACGGAGCTACTGACCGAGCCCGGCGGTATGGGTGGGGGCTTGTACCCGACGTACAGCAGTTGGTGCAAGGAGTCGGGCGTCTACGTGATGAGCCGCCAGAAGTTTGCCGCGGAGCTTCGCCGGGCAGTCCCAGGTTGCCGATTCACGCACGGCAAAGCCTCAGTCGAAGGTGGTGGCCGCCGCGACGTGCTGCGCGTCGAAGGGATCAGGCTCCTGCCGGAGTGACGAGGGTTTGAAACGGATGGTAGAGCGCCTTGGCTGCCAGGTATGCGGCATGTGCTAGCTCGGGGGTGGTGAACGTCCCGAGGTACTCGTGCACCCCGTCCACCACGATCCTGGCCTTCCACAGATTCCCGTTTGGGCTCACACCGAGCAGGCCGCACTTGCTGTTTGAACGTGCCTTCCTCTGGTTCTGCATGTTCAACGCCTGGGTAGCGAGCCGCAGGTTCTTGATCCGGTTGTTCGATCCGACACCATCGCGGTGATCGACTCCGGTCTCTGGCCACACGTCGAAGACAAACAACCATGCGAGGCGGTGCGCGCCGTATTTGCGCCCGTCCACCTTGATCCTAACGTACCCACCCCCGTCAAGTGTCCCAGCGACAGCCCCAACCTTCGCCCTTGGTCCTGTGTTGACCTGCCAAGTGAAAATTCCTGTGTCCGGATCGTAGGAGAGAACCTCACGCAACCGAGCGGCGGTGAGAGAATCGGCAGTAGCCATGGTGCGTGTCCTCGCAGAGTGGTCAGAAGCCCGCACAGCGTTGGTAGCGCTGCGCGGGCTTCGTCATTCTACGGGTTCAGGGTTTGGAGCAAGCAGACACAGCCGCCAGCTTGGTTAATTGGCAATGGCGATGCCGCCGCAGTTCATTCCGGTTTCCTGATGCCGAGACCTTCCTCACAGAACTGGTTCAGTGCCCCGTTGGCGTACATGCTGTCCTTGCCTCGCACGTAGTCGTGCACGTTCTGCAGAGCCTCGCGGGCCTGCTGCAGCTCCATGAACAGCGCACCCACGAGGTTGTCACCCAGCAGGTCCTGCTCACGCCACGGCTGGCCGTAGCGCAGGGCTGACAACCGGCCCATGTTGTTGACGATCGTGTACTTGCCGCCTGCAAGGTCGAGGCGTTCTGGTTCAGTGCTCATGTAGGTGCCCTTTCGGTTCAGGGTTTGGGAAACAGGGCTCGGATGGCTTCGGCGAAGTCGCGCTTCTCACTGCCGTAGCCGTTGGCCAGGCGGTCGCACTCCTGTGCGCATCGCTCTGCAACGGCTGCGGCAATGTGCCCGACCACGCGGTGCACCTCGTCGTGCGTCATCCCGGTGATCTGGCACAGGAAGTGACGGCCGTCGAGTTGCACCCCGTCCTGGTCGGACCAGGACCTGACCCGTATGCCGGCAATAATCGATTCAGCGCTCACGACTTCTTCCTCTCTGCGATCTCGACCAGCTTGATGCGGCGCTCGATTTCAGCGATGTCCTTTTCGAGTTCCTCGTAGTAGTCGTCATAGGCGCCCTGGGAATCATCCTGCAGACCCTTGCGCGTGAGAGCACCTTCCAGCGCGTAGTCCAGCAGGTCAGCCTTTGACAGTTTGTGTCGGGTCATGGTGTTCAGCTTCCTGCCGCAGGTGATGCGAGGGTCTGCTCAAAGCGGGCCGCAAGCGCGGCATTCACCTCGGCCTTGACCAGGCTGTCGGGTGCGTTCTTGGCGCGGTGCAGTTCCTCGTACCGCCGCAACGTGCGTGCGGCTTCTTTAAGATCGGTGCGTAGGCTGTCGATCTTGGCATCGCGTTGCGTGACCATGCGAATCGCAGATACAGCCAGTACCTGCGACCAAAATCCAGCGCTCCTGTCTGCGGCCACCGCTTCCAGTTCGCGCATAACATCGGAGTCTGCCTTCGTCGTCATGACTAGGCTCCTTTCAAAAAGGAGCCGGCGGATAGACCGGCTTCGGTTGTTGCTTCTTGAGCCGGGCCCACTCTTTCAGGTCGAGCCGGCCGAATGGCCAGCCGAGAGGGTCGGCTCGTTTGTTGGGGCTCACAGTCCCTGGTCAAGCTGCCACGAGCTTACGCAGCAAGCCTACGGGGTCGAGCTCGACCCACGCCCACGCCGCCTCCGCCGCCTCCGCCGCCGCCGCCTCCGCCCACGCCGCCTCCGCCGCCTCCGCCCACGCCGCCTCCGCCGCCTCCGCCCACGCCGCCTCCGCCGCCCACGCCCACGCCGCCTCCGCCGCCCACGCCGCCTCCGCCCACGCCGCCTCCGCCGCCTCCGCCCACGCCGCCTCCGCCTCCGCCTCCGCCCACGCCGCCTCTGCCGCCCACGCCGCCGCCGCCGCCCGCGCCGCCGCCGCCGCCGCCGCCGCCTCCGTCGCCGCCGCCGCCTCCGTCGCCCGCGCCGCCCGCGCCGCCCGCGCCGCCCGCGCCGCCCGCGCCGCCCGCGCCGCCCGCGCCGCCGCCTCAGGCGTGCGGAGGCGGCACATGGTTTGCCACTCGGGGCCGAAGCCGTACCTGTCGGCTGTTGGTTGCACCATCGGTAGAGCCACCTCCCACATGTGCGTGAGGAGCACCTCAAGCCGCCTGCGCTCTGCAGCCGGGTCGCGTCCCGTGCCTGCGGCCTGGGGTAGCAAGGCCCGCCACTCAATGCTGTTGCGCAAGGTGGCAGGCATGGCGTCCTGCGTCGCGATGATCCAACGCCCGATGACCTCCGACATGCAGGGAGGCACGGAGTCGGTCAGTTGACCAGTCAAGGCGAGGTTTATTGCAGCAACGCTGCACGCCTCGTGCTTGTCGCCCAGGCCGTAAGGGATGTTGGTCTGGGCAGCAAGGCGCTGGATGATGGCTTGGGTTTGTTCAGGGGTAAGGGTGCTCACGATGATCCTTTCAATTCGTTGGTTATTTGCTCTGCCCACTCAGACGCAAGCATCGCGGTGGGCAGGCCCACGATGGTAATCAATTCATCCATGACTTGCAGCCCCGTGCGTGCGGCTTGGTAGTCCGGGCCGCTGAAGCCGACCTTGCCGGTGTTCCAGTAGCGGGTCACGAGTCGGCGGGCAACCGCTACCTGAGCGTCCATCTCCGGCACGCCCACCTGGAGAAGGTGGGCGACTCGGGCCCACGTGTACACACCGCCAACGAACTGCCACATCGTGGCCTCGTCAGCGGAACCCCGCGCGATAGCGTCCAGGTTGACCGCGTGCGTGAGCCCCAAATCGCGCACCTGCGAGCGGGTGAGCTTCGGGCGCATGCCGGGCGGTGGAAGTGGCGTGACGTGCCTGCGGCGGCAAGACTTGCGGCTCACCTACTTCACCTTGACGCAGGACGTGGCGTTGAAGTTCACGTAGCACACGACACCGTGCTCGTCAGGGCCGTGGACGGTGAACGGTTTGGGCGTCGGGGCTGCGGGCTCTCGGTTTGCAACGCCGCAGGAAACGACAACACCAGTGACTACCGCGCACAGCGTGGTGTTGAAGATCAAGTCGGTGTACTTCATGATTGCTGATCCAGTGGTTTCGGGTCTTCGTCCACGTTGGTGGGCCAGGGGCCGCGGTAGGTGGGTTCCGGTCGCTCGCTCCACGCCCGGCGGCGGTACGGGCAGTCGATGTGTGAGCACTCCTTGAACGTGGTGTTGGTGGTTGCCGGGTCGCGGCTGCAGACTTTGCACTTAGGTTTGGTGGTCACGATTCTTCCGCTTCTCTCCACAGCGGGCAGCTTCGCCCAGTTGTGGCCGGCTCACGATCCCTCAACTGCGGGCACTGGCTGTGGGTGCAGTCCCCGTCCCGGCCTGCAGCACAGCCGTTGAGTGGTTGTTGCGGCGGCGGCGCGGGCTGCACCTCCGTGCGGGTGATCGAGTCGAAGTGCCGCACCTCTGCACTGCATGCGCGCCCCAGGTTGTCATCCCACTCCAGCTTGGGCCCGTCCAGCCGTCGCAGGCGCTCCAGTTCCACCGCCGGACCGTCGATCAGCACCATGTCGTTCTTGCCTCGGGTCTTGATGGTCTCGACTCCGTTGGTGGGCACGTCAGCGGGGCGCCACACGAAGCCGCAGTTGCCGCACAGGCGGCTGCGGTGGGGTGGGTTGGTCCACCGGTACGTCTGCGGATCGTCGTCCTGGACGATGTCAGGTTCCGGCGCATCAATGTGCTGGTGCAGGCAAGCCGGGCAGTGCAGGATCATGTCTACCGGCTTGAGCGCTGCGGCTGCCAGCGCTGCTTGCGCGTCGGTCAGGTAGACGACGGCTCTTGCAAACGTCCCGTCTGCGCGCGGACCTGCAGGCGTGTAGCAACAAGGCAGGCTGCAATCCTCTTCCGGCCACACCCACGCCACCACCGGCATCGCCGGGTCCGCGGCTACCGGCTCAGAGGTCAACCCCCACCGGCTGCGCATGTCGGCCGCAAGCTGCGGGTGCGTGCCCTCCACCGCGGCCGCGTAGACGGCCAGCGCAGCCGGTGCGCACTTGTCGTGGGTCACGTCCAGCACGAAGTAGTCACACCCGTGGTGCTTGCCGCCTGGCGCGTCGGTGCCATCGGTGCGGTGCACCTCGAACTTGGTGTAGAGGCCCGGCTGCCGGGTCGAGGGGATCGGCTCGGGACTCGGCAGGTCACCCCCACCGGCTGCGTACACGCCGTCCGAACAGGTGTCCTCGTAGTCCATGATGGACGGTCGCTCACCCTGGCCGAACAGGTGCTTCAGCCGCGCCGCCTCGTAATCGGCGCGGTTCTTGTGGTGCTCGTCGTACTGGTGGGTGTACTCCGTCTTGTTGCCGACACGGATCTGAACCCACCACGTTTTGCGGTGGCTTTCAAGCATGGGGATCACCGTGACTACCGGCTCGGGAGCCCGCTTGTCGATCACGGCTTGCAGCTTCGCGATCACGACGGCGGACGTGTCGGAGCCGAGGATGCCGGCACCGTTCACAAGGTCAGCGAGTTTGAGGTTCATGCCGCGCTCCCGTACTTCGCTTCGTCGTACGGGTCACCGACTTGCGTGCCGGGCGCTGCGGCTCGGTACCAGCAGTCGCGGAGGAACAGCGGTGATGAGGTCGCACGATCCTGCCGGTGAGGTGCGGAAGGGTCTCCGGATGCGTGCCACAGCCCTGTGCGTTCGGCTTCCGGGACGTCAGGCCCGCGGCGCCACGTGGGGGTGGGCACGGGTGCTGCATCCGCTTTCACAAGTCGCAGCCACTCGACGGCGACTCCTTTCGGTGCCTTCACGTCGTAGCGCTGCTTTCCTGCCTTCGACCACTCCTTGCCGTCCCAGTGGCGTTCCACGTTGGTTTTCCTGCGCACCGATGCGATGTACACGCCCGGCACGGGTGGGGGCTCGCTGTGCCACGTGTCGGTGGTCTCAGGGGCTGGTACGGGGGTGGGCGTATCAGGCACCGGTGCGGGCGGTGTCGGCAGTGAGTGGTCTCCACTCTCGAACGCGGCGCAGCGGGCCTTGTAGGCCGTGTCCTGAGTGGTTGCGGAGGTGAGTGCAGCCGCTGCGGCTTGCGCGCGGAGGATTGCGAGTCTGCGTGAAGACATGGTGCGGGCTTTCGGCTCAAGGTTGCGAGAGGTAGGCGTCAGCGAATGCTACAGCGACTGCGGCTTGGTACTGGGCCAGCGTGGGGGCGACTGCGGCTTGGTACTGGGTCTGCGCGGTGCTGCGTGCGGCGTCGTACTGGGCCCCCGCGGTGCTGCGTGCGGCGTCGTACTGGGCCCACGCGGTGTCGCATGCGGCGGCGTACTGAGCCCGCGCGGTGTCGCATGCGGCGGCGTACTGAGCCCGCGCGGTGCTGCGTGCGGCGTCGTACTGGGTCCGCGCGGTGCTGCGTGCGGCGTCGTACTGGGTCCGCGCGGTGCCGGTCAGCAGGTTGTTTGCCGCCCACCCGAAGTCAAACACCGAGGCGAGAGCGAGGCAGGCGGCAGGGGTGACCAAGGCCGAACCGGTCGGGAAGTGCTTGCGGAAAAGTGCAACTTGAGGTTGGCAGGCACCGTGGGCTAGGAGCTGGTCGAGGGTGATGCGTGAAGGCATGGTGCAGGGATCCTGTGTTGCGGTTTGAGGGAGGGGGCGGGTCAGAGGTAGCGAAAACCGTGCCGGAGGCGAAATTCAGGCCGCGTGAGCCAGTGTTCGTGACTTATTCACACTTGGTGTCGGGTTGGGTTTAGCTTTCAAGCGTTTACACCTCCGCGTATTGCGTAAGAGAATTTGGAAATATATTTGTAACAGAAATAACGTTTGAATTTTTCCCGCATGACGCGATAGGCTGTAAGGGGCTAAAAGCTAAAACCAACCCGACATTCACCGATTTGGTGCATTTTGGCTCCGCCCACCCGGCCGTTTGGCTGTTTGTGGCGGATCGTTCATGTGTCGGGCCTGCCACCGCCCTGAGACATGCTCAAGAACCCACCCAGGAGGGCACACAGCAGCACATTCGGCGTAGGTCGGTAGGGTGGTGGCTTGACGGCTCGCGGGAGCCTCTACGGCCCGGAAATCGACGACCCACGGGTTCATGGACCGGAGCACAGCCTTAATAGTTCGTGTGCGCTTACTCACTTAGTGTCCTTGCAGAATTTTGCAGATTCAACCCAGAGCACGGAACCGAAGGTCAGCGTGCACGCAGCGGAGCCGTCAACGGCAACGATCACCACCTCTACCGTGTCGGGGGCCCGGGGGTAGAAGTCCAGCACCAGCCGGACGGGCGCGCATGTGGGGGCGGGGGCCGGGTCGGGACTCATGGGTTGAATGTCTCATCAAGGATGTAGCCTGCGTCCCGCAAGCACTGCACTACGCGCTGCGGCAGTTCACCTGCCCCGTCGTAGTCGGTGAGTTCGAGGCCCGTGAACCACAGGCCACCACCCTCCGTGCCGTCAGCACGTTCCCAGTAGCCGTAGCACGCTGCGGTGTCGATCGCCACCACAGCACCCGCGGCGTTGGTGACGAATTGCTTGTCGAAGGTGTAAGAAGCCATGACTCAGTAGTCCTGCAGTTCGGTAGCGAAGCGTGCCAGTTCCTCGGGAGTGAAGAAGCCGCGCAGTTTGTCTCCGTTGCGCTGGCACGCTTCGTACGTCGCGAATGCCTTGCGCGAGTCGGTGTCGTAACCGAAGTCACCACACCACGACTCGAAAGACTGCCCACACGCTTCGGCATCGGACAACACGCACTGCAGCACGTCGGCAGGGCTCGGGGCTTGGGGTTTGGCTTGAGCGAGCCGTTCAGCCCCCATCAAGCTGTGGAAGCTAGGGATGGGCCCGGGACCCTTCCATTCAGGCATCTTGCGATTGCCAAGGGCGGTGAAGTAGTCGAAGGTGATTGACTGCTTGTCGCGAGTGAAGGTGCACGCCCACTCATCCATTGTGCGGCCGCTGCCCAGTGAATTAGCGCGTTCACCACGGTAGACAACGTTGAAGACTGCACCAGCAAGGTCGAGGTTCATGATTGGATCCAGGTTTGAGCGAAGGTATCAGCCAGGAAATAGGCAGACGATTGCAAGCCGTGCTTCACAGGCTTGCGGCGGTAGAGTTCGAACACCTGCACCCCGCCGTTGATCGTGGTGAGGCGCACACCGTAGTTGCGCATCGTGTCACCAGCAAAGCGCATGTTCTCCCGAGAGAAGTAATGCGACTCGGTATTCCGGGCCAGCAATTCGGCACGCAGGCCGGAGGGGGTGAGCTTGCGGGGCGGTTCGTACGTCACGATATCGCTCACGCAGCACGAGGCACCATCGGTGAAGGAGACTTGAACCCCGTACGCTTTCGCGAAAGGGGTGCGCGACTCCAGCGATTCAACGATGCGCCCGGTGATGATGCCGCTGCGCGCGGTGTGGTGCGACACGATGCCACCCTTGCGAATCCGCAGGGGCTGGAAGTAGGGTGCGACTTTGATAGTGGTCATTGGGTTTTCCTGAGAAGAGAGAAGCAGGGATCGTGCCAGTTCACTCGCCGACGTAGAAGAAGACTTTCGATTCGTCAACGCCCTGACTAATGCGGCCGCTGCACACCCCGTCTTCACAGTATTGCCGGTACAGAGCCCAATCCCAAGGCAATTGCATGCCGCTTTCGCGCATGGCAGCACTGATATCCTGAATCAGCATTGCGCACAGCTCATCATTGCTGTGGGCTTCCAGCTCTTCACGATCCCATGCACCGTACGCTTCGAAGTGACTGATAACCTCGTCACGGTTTTCGTCGGTGACGTAGTTGTACCTTGGTGCGTTGTCATTCGCGGCTTGCCATGTGTATTGCCCTGCCGAAAGGCCGAGTTCGGCAATGCTGGCCGAGTAGTCACGGGGGTATTCGGAATTGAAGAAGTCGGTAATGTCGAGTTCAAGCATGACGGGCTTTCAGGTAGTCGGCCATTGCAGCACTGTCCAGCAAGTCGGCCAGCGTGTCGGCGTCGGGGTCTTCGTCAACCGGTTCCAGTTCGGCAGTGATCCACGCTGCGCCGAACGCTTGTTCGCCGTTCGGGCCTTCGTAGACGGTTGCAAGCACGCCATATTCAGCTTCACCATCGGTGGTGATGGTGTCGGCTATGTGCTGCCGGGTAGGGCCTTCGTTGTACATGCTCAAGACCAAGGCACGCAGGGCTGCGAAGGGGCACTCAGTGTCGGCCAGGTTCACGGTGTGGCAGGGGAAGTTACCTTCATTGCCATCACCAGCACGAAATAGGTAAGTCTTCATGCCCGTGCTCCCCGTGCGCAATGCAGCGCGTAATGGCAGGCCGATGCGAAGGCCACGCCAGCCGCTTGCAGCGCGCGCACTGCGGCCGCAAGGTCAGTGCGGGCGATCATGCGCGCGAAAGTGATGGCACGTTGCAGAGTGGTCATGATTGGGTTCCTTTGAGTAGAGAGAAGCAAGAGTTAGGCCAATTGGGCGAGGCATTCAGAAGCGAGTTCGGCCCGCACTACACGGCGGTACGCGTCACTCGCGTCAAGGATCGACCATAAGGAGGTGAGCACGTAGCCGTCAGCACTGCGGATGCGGCAACCTTCGCAAGTCTCGAACCTGAACCCGTCGTGCTTCGCATCGTAGGCCCCGTCAACGTCGTCAACCCACTCGCACGTCGCGTTAGAGCGCATGAACACCAGTTCTGCAGCCGCCAGCGAGATGGCGCAACGTGTGCGACCCATGGCGGGGGTTTCGTCGGGCCTGTGGCTGTAACCCGCGTTGCGAAAGAAAAACGCTTCGTCGGGTGTGAGTTTGCGAGTGGGTTTCATGGTGTGCTTTCAGAGTTAGGCCACAGCGCGACGCAGTTCAATTGCGCCAATCTGCCTACGCGCTTCGAAGGCGTAGTTGCGTGCCAGGTGCCGGCGGGTCGGGTCATTGCGAAGGCAACGAATCCAAGCCGCTGCGGCAGAGATAAGAGAATAGTGGTTCATGGTGTGGGCTCCTGAGAGAAGAGAAGCAGGGATCGTGCCAACCTACTTAACGTGGGTTTCAAGGCCCGCACGAAACGCGGCAGCGCGTAACTCTGCGCCCAGTTCGGCCGGGGAGAATCCAGTTCCCTCCATTCCATAGTGCACGCAGTAGCTAAACAACCCAGGATCACGAAGCACAAGCGCACCCCGCAATGCAACCCGATGGTATTTGCGAACGCCAGTCAGCGCCGCACGTGCAGCGTTTTCAGTGGTGAAAGTGCAATGGGCTTGTGTGAGCATGGCGCGGACTCCGGTTGAATGAGAGTAGAGAAGCAGGGATCGTGCCAATCAACGAATCTTCACCGAACGAGCGCCAAGGATGAAGAGACAGAAGTCCGCCGGCCCGTAGCACGGGGCGCGACTGCGGAATTCAGCAACGGCAGCCGCCAGCCCCTGAGTCGCAAGGATGCCGCGAATGGTGAGGATGGTGCCGTAGTTCATTGCAGTTCTCTAGGTTGAATGAGAGTAGAGAAGCAAAGGCCGTGCCAATTAGTTTGGCTCACACTGACAGTCACCGCAACCCTCAGAGGTGAGCATGCGGGCGAGATACCCGGCCCGGCCGCTGACCATGCGACGGGCACCGGAACGATGCTCACAGAATAGGGGCTCGCCCGCATCACTGAATCCGCAGAAGTAGCCGTACCGGGCGCGGATGATGTAGGTTTTCATGTTGCGGTTCCTTGCAGGTTGAATGCACAGACACATGCATGACTCGTGCCAGCCCCTGCAACCCCCTGCAACCCCCTGCAACCCCTGCAACCCCTGCAACCCCGTCCACCAAGCCGAACGCCAGAAATACCTCTGTGGTATGCTTCTTGCATACTGTGTCAATCCCAAGCCACAAACCGTTAACCAAAATCGTCACCCCCAAAATGCGCCTGCAAAGACTGGACCACCCCACGAACCCCGAGCACGGAGGCGTGCTCTGCACCTTCCCCAGCGGGGCCACCAAGGCCGTGCAATGGCCCTCCGCGGGCTACATCACAGACACGCACAAGGCAGCCGTGCACGCGGCCACAGAGCTTGTGGACCACATGCTTCGGGTCGGCCTGATCGATGATTTGGAGCGCACGAATATCCCGTCGTGTGTGGCAGCGATCCAAGCGGTGATGGTTCAGCACAACGAGGCGTGGTTGGGGAGGACGGGAGTCGTGACTCAGGGCTCGGGGCTTGTGATTTAGGAGGGGGTGGGGAGGTAGGGGGAGAAGGGCGCTGGGCAGGAAGCCCCTCACCCCCTCCTAGGCCCACAGCCTGTCCAAGTCCCGATCCGGAAATCGAGATTCCGGGGACCAGAAAACGTCACTTTGCTAAAAATTGCAGAAATTATTTTCTGAATTTCCATGGACGATATTGCTGCCCACCTCAAATCGCTACTTCCGAAGCGTCCCCCGGTGAAAAAGCCTGCCAAAAGCGGCAATATCATCCGGAAGCGGGCCACCGCAGAGCGGGCAGCAGCAGCCGGAGACCCGGATGCCGAGCAGCGGCTCCAGCGCGTCGAGGAGGAGACCGCCGAGTACGCCGAGCGCATCTCCGCACGGGGCAACCTGGAGTTGCAGGCCGCCGAGATAGTCGCCCGCAAGACGGTACTGCCTATCGACCGCTGCAGCAGTGACCCGCGCCTCCAGGCCGCAATCGCGAAGAAGACGCAAGAACGCCTCGCTGCCGCGGACATAACCGCCGGCAAGGTGATGCACGCCATTGGTCGAATCGCCTTCGCGGACATCCGCCGGGCGTTCGACGACGAGGGTGGAATGGTGCCGATCAACCAGCTCGACGACGACACGGCCATGGCGATCTCGTCGGTGGACGTGGAGACGAAGGTGGAGCGCACGCTGACCGAGGGCATGCGCAGCGTGACCAGCGTCAAGAAGCTGCGGATGTCGGACCGGATGTCGGCCCTCACCCTGCTGGCCAAGCACTTCAAGTTGGTGGGCGACGAGGGCGACGGCGTGAACGCGCTCGCCAGCGCCCTGGCCGATCGGCTCGACCGGGCCCAGAAGCGGATGCACGGCACTGCCCCAGCGCAGCCTATCGAGGATGCAGTCATCCGCGAGCCCAGGGCCGTAGACTACGGGTCCTGACCCTCTCCCCTACGGTCCCCAACTCCGGAGCACACCGCCATGACCTGCAACTACAGCAAGCGCAGCCCGAACTTCACTCCCACCCCGCACGGCGCCACCCACGTCGCCGAACTGCAACCGGCCGCCGACTTCCGAGCCAAGGCCACCGGCGTCGGCAACACCCTCGCCGTCAGCCTGGCCACCGGCCGCGTGCGCTCGCAGTTGGCTGCGGAACCGCCGGAGGGCACCACCGCGGACATGGCCGAGGACCTGCTGGAGGAAGCCTCGTACCAAGGCAAGGGAATTGGCTACTAAAGGGACCATCAATGCCAGCCCCGTACGGCTGCCTGGCCTACCGGCCGGCATCACGACCGTACGGGCTCCCCCACCCCAATGCAGAGTCCCGATCCGTCCAGGAGACGCCATGAACGCCGCCATTGAAGGTACCGCCCTGGACCGCGTGATGGACGGGCTGGAGCGGTATTGCAACGACCCTTACGGCTTCGTGATGTGGGCGTTCCCGTGGGGTGAGTTCGGGACCTCGCTCGAAGACCAGGCCGGCCCGCAGCCGTGGCAGGAGGCGCAGCTCAAGCGCATCGGTGAGCGCCTGCGCGCGGGAGCCGCCAGTCCCGCACAGGGCTGCGTGATCGAGGAGGACACGGTGGCCGGCCGCGGGGTCGGCAAGTCGGCGCTGGTGTCGTGGCTTATCCTGTGGTCGGTCAGCACCCACAAGGACACCCGCGGCGTGGTGACCGCCAACACCGACTCGCAACTCCGGACCAAGACGTGGGCGGAGTTGAGCAAGTGGCACCAGCTCTTCATCGCCAGGGACCTGTTCACCTTCACAGCCACCAGCATCTACATCGCCAACGACAAGGTGCGGGAGAAGGCGTGGCGGGTGGATGCAATCCCGTGGAGCGAGTCGAACACCGAGTCGTTCAACGGCCTGCACAACCAGGGCAAGCGGCTGATCGTGATCTTCGACGAGGCGTCTGCTATCAGCGACAAGATCTGGGAGGGCATGCGCGGGACCCTCACGGACGCCCGCACTCAGATCCTGTGGCTGCGCTACGGCAACCCGACGCGCACGTCCGGGATGTTCTTCAACCGGTGCACGAAGCCCAACCGCAACGTCGTGACCCGGGTAGACAGCCGCGAGGTGAGCTTCACGAACAAGGAGGAGATCCAGGCGTGGATCGACGAGGAGGGGGAGGACTCGGACTTCGTGCGGGTGCACGTCAAGGGTATGTTCCCGCGGGCCGGCTACAGCAACTTCATCTCGCCCGAGCTGGTGTTCAACGCCCGCCGCCGCCGGCTCAAACCGGAGACCTACCGCGCATACCCGAAGATCATGGCGATCGACCCGGCCCGCTTCGGGGACGACTCGTCGGTCATCACGATCCGGCAAGGCCTCAAGGTCCTGCTGCAGGTGGCCTTGCAAGGCTTCGACGGCGTGGACCTGGCCGGCCGCGTGTTCGAGCTGTGCCGCAAGGAGGGGCCGATCTCGTGCATCGCGTACGACGCCATCGGCAACGGAGCGGACTTGGACTCGGCGCTGCGCCGCATGCAGGGCCTACCGCACCTGATGCCGATTCAGTGGGGCGTGCCGGCGAGCGACGACAAGCAGTACCGCAACCAGCGCAGCGAGTGCTGGGGCAAGATGCGGGAGTGGCTGGAGAGCGGGCAGATCCCGGACGAGGACGACCTGAGCAACCAGCTCACGAGTCTGGACTACGGCCACGACGACCGGTTCAGGATCTCGTTGCAGAGCAAGAAGGACATGAAGAAGAATGGAGGTAAGTCGCCGGACCGCGCCGACTCCTTAGCGATCAGCTTCGCCCCCGATCTCGTTAAGATTACCACAACCAGAGCCAAGGTTATCCCTACGAAACGTCGGACGGTAATCTGGTCGAGAACGTCCTGAATCTGGCACAATAGCGAGACTAAGGAGATCCGCTATGCCAAGAGAATTCGTAGTCTACAACGGTGAAAAGTTTTGGTTGCAGACGACCGGCCGGTACTTCCAGTCCGGTCGTCACGGCCCGAATGCCAAGGAGCGACTGCTACACCGTCGCATTTGGACCGACAACTTCGGGCCGATCCCTGAAGGGACAGAGGTGCACCACCTGGATGAGGACTGGAGGAACAACGCTCCGGGCAACTTGGAAGTGCGATCCATCTCCAAGCACCGCCGAGAACACCAACTGCAGCGTATGGCGGAGCCTGAGTTCAGGGCGAAGGCCATCCAGGCGTTGAGAGACAACTCCGGCAAAGCGGCCGAGTGGCATGCATCGCCGGAAGGCCGTGAGTGGCACGCCAAGAACTCCCTCCAGGCATGGGAGAAGCGCGAACCAGTGGCTGCGGTGTGCTCCGTCTGCACTGCGGCGTACCAGACGTACTTCCCTGACCGGTCACGGTTCTGCTCCCACTCGTGCGAGCAGAAAGAAGGCCGTATCAGGCACAAGACCGCCGTAGGCTCGTGCCTCCAGTGCGGGACGACATTCACCTTCAACAAGTACCGGAAGGGTGGCCAGGAGTGTTGCTCCAGAGGCTGTGGCATCCGGCGCCGGCTGGGCCACCCACCGGCAATCGACGCACCCCTGGGTTGACAACCTCCAAGTCCTGAGCCACACTGCGCAGGTCCTTTCTTCTTTCCGCCTCTGCCTCACGTTACGGCCCTCTCCGGGCCGTTTTCTTTGGTACACTGGCGTCGCTTTCTCCAAGGCGCCGTCCTCGTGACGATTGAACCCCCGGCCCCGTGCCGGGGTTTCTCTTTCTGGGTCCAGTGCATAATCCGGTCCCATGGCACTCGCAGCCCGCCCTACGCTCACCTCCAGCACCGACCCGCAGACCGGCGGCCGGCGTTTCGACCCGCGGCCGGAGGGTGGTGGTAACCCGCTGGTGCAGCGGATGGGCCTCCAGGAGGTGCTGGACGCGGAGAAGGAGAAGCTCCCGCAGTCCACCACCGAGATCGAGGGCTCGGCCGCAGAGTCGGCCCTCGCCGGCCACGTGCGCCTGGCCTGGAACCGGAACAAGCTCGCCAAGGAGCGGATCGGCCAGAAACTGCTGGCCTGCCTGCGTGCCCGCCGCGAGATCTACAGCCCCCAGGAAATCCAGATCATGGAGGGCATGGGCGGCGGCAACCTGGTGTGGCACCCGCTCACCGAGGTGAAGTGCCGCGCGGCCTCCGCCTGGATCCGCGAGATCGTGCTGCCGGAAGGTGAGCAGCCGTGGGGCGTTGGCGCCACGCCGATGCCTGATCTGCCGGCCGCGGTCAAGAACGCCGTGGTCAAGAAGGCGCTCAAGCAGGGCCAGCAGATCATGCAGCAGATCGTCCAGAGCGGTGGTGAGCCGCTGGAGCCGGGCGACTTCCGCGACATGGTGATGGAGCTGGGCGAGAAACTACGCGACGAGGCCGAGGCCACGTTCGTGAAGATCGCCGAGACCCGGGCCAAGCGCATGGAGAAGGTGATCGCGGACCGGCTTGCCCAAGGCGGCTACCACGCGGCTATGGACGAGTTCATCGAGGACTTCGTGACCTACCCGGCCGCCATCCTCAAGGGCCCGTTCTACGCCCGGCACAAGCGCCTGAGTTGGGGTGAGGGCTTCACGCCGCACGTCACCAACGATGCGGCGCAGACCTGGGAGCGGGTCAGCCCCTTCGACGCGTTCCCGTCCCCGGCCGCCAAGGACCCGCAGACCGGGGACTTCATCGAGCGCGTGCGCTTCCAGCGCAGTGAACTCTGGGACCTCAAGGGCCTGCCCGGGTACCGCGACGACCAGATCGACAGCGCGCTGATGGACTACACCAACGGCCACCTGGAAGGATGGCTGTGGACGGAATCCGAGCGCCAGCAGCTCGAGCACGAGACCCTGTATATGTGGCTCTCACCTCCCGGGGTGATCGACGCTCTGAACTACTGGGGGTCCGTGCCGGGCTGGAAGCTCAAGTCCTGGGGCGTGACCGGCGACCTGGAGGACACCCGCGAGTACGAGTGCAACGCCCTGCTGTGCGGCTCCTACGTGCTCTACGCGTCGCTGAACACCGACCCGATGCAGCAGCGTCCGTACCACAAGGCGTGTTACGACGCCGTGCCGGGCGCGTTCTGGGGCCGCAGCATCCCGGAGCTGGCCTCCACGCCGCAGAAGATGTGCAACGGGCTGGTGTGCGCCATGGCCAACAACTGGGCCATTGCCTCCGGGCCCATGGGCTGGATCCACAACGACCGCCTGGCGGATGGCGAGCAGTCGCTGGAACTGTTCCCGTGGAAGATGTTCCAGCTCAAGAGCGACCCGACCCAGGGTGTGAACCCGGGCGTGGGCTTCTTCCAACCCAACGACAACAGCGTCAACCTCATGGCGGCGCTGGAGAAGTGGGAGTTGAAGGCCGACGACAGCACCGGCATCCCACGCTACGCCTACGGCAACGAGCGCTCCGGCGGCAGTGCGGACACGGCCAGCGGCCTGCACACGCTGATGAACAACTCGGCCAAGGGTCTGCGCCGCAGCATCGGGAACATCGACGCCAACGTGATCGCGCCGACGATCGGCAACACGTTCGTCAACGAGATGCTCTACAACCCAGATCGCACGATCAAGGGCGACTCGATCGTGGTGCCCCGCGGCGCGGCCGCGATCCTGATCCGCGAGTCGATGCAGCAACGCCGGCTGCAGTTCCTGACGCTGGTGACCAACCCGCTGCTGGCCAACATCCTCGGCAACGAGGCGATCCTGGAGACGCTGCGCGAAGTGGCGGCCGTGATGCAGTTGCCGATGGACCTGGTGCCCACCGCTGAGGCCATGGGCCAGCGCATGCAGGAGCAGGCCAAAGCCCAGCAGCAGGCTGAGCAGGCTCAACTGCAGATGCAGATGCAGCTCCAGGCCGCCAAGGAGCAGGGCATCGCCCAGCGCGAGAGCCAGGGCCAGGAGGCGGAACTCACGGCCGATATCGTGAAATCCGCGGTGGCGGCCCGGTTGGCCCCGCCGAAGGCGCCTGGTGCATAATCCACCCCAATGAATCAACTGACCAACGACCAACTTGCGTTCTTGGAGCGGTTCTCGCGAACCCCCGACGCCCGGTCGTTGCAAGAGATCCTCGGCGCCGAGCTGGCGGCCGTAGAGCAGAGTTTGCGGAAACTGAGCGACCAGGGCATGTACCGGGCGCAAGGTGACGCAGGCCGGCTCGACTGGCTGATCGCCAAGCTCAGCGCCAAATCTGCGCCCCAGTCCGCGCCTCGTGCGCCCCGGCTGACGGCGTAAACAGGCTGGGCAGGGGTGTCTCGCCTCCCCCGAGCATGCGACATCTGGACCCTTGCGTGTCCTGCTCGCGGAGACCTGACTAATGGCCCCTGACGCCACGTTGAACACCACACGCCTCCCCCGTGCGGTACTGCGAAAGAGCACGAAGCTCGACGAGCAGTACGGCAAGAAGGACCGGAGACAAGATCCCGCGGACCCGACCGGTGCTGCGCCCCAGGCAACTGAGGCACCCCCGACCGAGAACGCAACCCCTCCTGTAACGACGGCCCCGCCCGTCGATCTGGCACCCACCGCACCGGTGCTGCCGACCATCCAGGATCTGCTCCGGCAGATCGGTGATCTTGAGCAGAAGAACCGCTCAATCTCAGGACGGTTGGCCGCCATCGCGGAGGAACGCCGGACCGAAAAAGCGCTGCATCGCCAGGAGATGACCAAGTTGCAGGAGCAGGTCCGTGACCTGAAAGCCGCGCAACCACAAGCACCAGTCGATCTGTCGAAGCACTTCAGTGCCGAGGAGATCGAGACGCTGGGTGAAGCGAAGTGCCAGGCGATGATCGCCACGGCGCAGAAGGTCGCCCAAGACAGCGCCCAGGAGGCCCTGAAGCCGATCCAGGAGCAGCAAGCCGCCGCAGCGAGAGCCGCGGAGGACGAAGCCCAGGAACGCTACATCGCCAAGCTGCTGGAACTGGTCCCCGATTGCCTCACGATCGACAAGGACCCGGCGTGGTTGGAGTGGTTGGCGGAAACGGATGACGACACCGGCGAGCAGCGGCAGGTCACTTTGGACAGGCACAACGGTCGGCGCGACGCGCCCCGGGTGGCCAGGATGTTCAAGGCGTACCAGGCCACGCTGCAGCCCGTGCCGGCACCTGCTCCAGCGCCGACGCCCCCTGTGGCGCCGCGCGGCAAAGGTGCTCAGCCGACCGGGGATGTACCCCCGAATCGGCAGCCGAACACCGGTGCCACGGGGCGTCCGAGTCCGAAGGAGATTGCGGACTTCTACAAGCGAGCGGCGACGAAGCGGATTGGTCAGCCAGGGTACGTGACGGATCAAGAGCGTGTGGAGTTCGAGCGGCGATTGGGGCAGTGATTCCGGCCACATGCCGGGTAACGCGCCAACCACCAAGGAAACACCATGTCCATCGGCGTCGCACGGTCCTCCGGTCAAACTGACTACACCGTAGGGTCCGCTTCCAAGTTCATCCCCGAGCTGTACTCGGGCAAGCTGGTCGAGAAGTTCTACAAGTCCACCGTGTTCGGCGAGATCGCCTCGACCGACTACGAGGGCGAGATCACCGGCTACGGCAACAACGTCATCATCCGCACCGTGCCGGATGTCACCGTCTCCGACTACACGATCGGTGGCGGGCTGGCCAACGAGTACCCGGCCAGCGTGGCCGTCAGCCTGACGATCGATCAGGCCAAGTCGTTCGCCGTCGCGCTCAACACCGTCGATGCGGCTCAGTCCGACATCGACATGGCGAACGTCTTCGCTGACGACGGCAGCATCCAGCTTCGGCTGGCGGCCGACGCCGAGGTGCTGGAGACGATCCCGGCCCAGGTGTCCGCGGACAACAGCGGGCGCGTGGCGGGCGTGGACAGCTCCATCGACCTGGGCGACAGCACCACGCCGTTCGGCGTGAGCAAGACCAACGTGCTGGACTTCATGGTGGATTGCGGCACCGTGCTGGACGAGCAGGATGTGCCCGACGAAGGCCGCTGGATGGTGGTGCCTCCGTGGTTCACGGCTCGGATCAAGAAGTCCGACCTGAAGATCGCCAGCCTGGCCGGGGACAACACCTCGATCCTGCGCAACGGCAAGGTCGGGATGATCGACCGGTTCATGATCTACCAGTCGCGCAACCTGCTCCGCCAGACCAGCCCGGGCCCGGCCACGTACGTGATGTTCGGCCACAGTGCCGGCCTGACGTTCGCATCGCAGATCGTGCAGCTCCGGATGATCGACAATCCGAACGACTTCGGGTACCTGATCCAGGGCCTGATGGTGTTCGGGTTCAAGGTCATCGAGGGGCAGTACATCGGTACCGCCGTCGTGGCCCCGGCGTAAGCAGGCAGCCCGGCCCCAGGCCGGGCGCCTCAACCCGCAAACTGCAACCTTCACCTGGAGATCCAACATGGTCAAGATCGTCACCCCCTACGGCGAGAGCGTTCAGGCGCTGCTGCCGCCCGACACCATCACCCACCAGCTCAACATGGCCAAGGGCAAGGCCAAGCCGCGGTACCCGAGCGGCAAGCCCACCGTCGATGTCACCACCGGCGGTGGCAAGGGTCCGATGAAGATCCGTGCCCTGACGCCCGATTCGAGCCCGTCCGGCTCGTAATCCAACCCCGGGCCCGACCACCAGGCCGGGCCTGGCTCTCAACTCGCGCCTTGGAGGAAACACATGGCCATCAGCTCCCAGCAAGAGATCCAGGCAGTCGCCCAACGTCAGAAGTCCAAGCGGTACTCGCAGGACAAGACGAACCCGATGTGCATCAACGTCAACGACGGGCGCCTGTTCCCGAACGTGCCGAACATCCGCAAGAACCCGGACTACCGCGTCTACACCGGGGACATCAACGCCTCCGCCAAGGAGCGGATGGACTATCTGAAGTCCGGTATCGGCCCGAAGCGTGCGCGCGTGGTGGTAGAAGCCGAACCGGCGCCTTTCGTGGTGGCCACGGCCGACAAGGACGACCTGATCGCCTTCGCCAGCGTGGAGTACGGCTACGCGCTGGACGCCCGCAAGACGGTGGAGAACCTACGTGTGGACTTCACCAAATACCTGGCCACGTTGGAAACCTCGGACGCCCTGGGCTAAGCCGTGGCGCTGACCGTCGCCGATGTTGTCACCACCGCCCGCGGCACCCTGCTGGATGCCGCAGCGGTGGCGTGGCCGGACGCGGAACTGGTCCGCTACGTCAACGAGGCGCTGCGCGCCACCTCCGCCGTCAAGCCGGACCTGTACACGAAGCGCGGGAACGTCGAGATGGACGGCGGGTCACTGCAGCAGCTGCCGACAGACGGCATCTCGCTGATCGACGTGTTCGAGAACGCCTACAGCGGCACACCGGTGACCTTGGTGGACAAGGAGCTGCTGGACGAGTGCAACCGGTTCCTCACGCCCGCCGACCGCGAGCGCGACGTGCAGCACTACACCGCCGACCCGCGTGACCCGCGCCGGTTCGTCGTGACACCACCCAACGATGGGACGGGCGAGGTGCGGACGATGTACGGCGCGGTGCACCCGGCGGTGACCAGCACGGCCGACGACCTGCTGGTGGATGACATCTACCAACCCCTGCTGGTGGACTACGTGCTGCACCGAGCCTACGCCAAGAACTCCAAGCGCCAGGACTTGACCAAGAGCGGGTACTACAGGCAGCAGTGGGCCCAGGCCGTGGGCCTGAACACCCAGGCGCAAGTCGCCATCGCACCCAAGGTCTCCGTCTCGGAAGGCATGCAATGAACATCGTCGATGCCTTGCCGCGCATCGCGCAGATCGCGCGGCGGTGCCCCACAGCCACCCTCACCCGAGCCTACGTGGACGCCGCGCGGACCTTCTGCGGGCAGACACGCTGGCTGCGCGAGACCTTGGCCGACATCACGACCGCCGTGGACGACCCGTCGTACGTGCTGGGGTCCGCGGACGAAGGCTTGGAGGTGATCGGCGTGCGGCAGGTGATCGGCACCGACAGCCGCGGGCAGCAGTGGGAACTGCCCCCGCTGGACGCCACGACCAAGTGTTTGAACACCGACAACGCCCAGCCGCGGTGGTACTCCTACAGTCCCGAGGGTGCCCTGGTGCTGCACCGGACCCCGGACGCGGCCTACACGCTCACGGTCATGGCGCAAGTGCAGCCCATCCGCACAGCGACGACCATCCCTGACGCACTGGATCGCAAGTGGAGCCTGGCGCTGATGGCCGGCGCGCTCGGGTACTTGCTGGATCTGCCTCGCCAGCCGTGGACCGACCACAGCCAGGCCTTGAAGCGGCAGAAGGAGTTCCAGTCGGCGATCAACAACGCCAAAGCGGACGAGCAGCGCGGCTACAACACGGGCAGCGTGCGGGCCCGCCCGCGGCTCTTCGTGCGGCCGGGGTTCTGATGCATGGCCAAAATCACGATCGACTCGTTCCGAGGTGAAGCACCCCGACTGACGCCGCGGGCGCTGCCCCCCAACGCCGCCCAGGTGGCGATCAACGCCCGGCTGCAGTCCGGCGACCTGGAGTCCTGGCGCGGCATGCTGGAGACGGCCAGCCTCGCCAACGACGCCCGGACCATCTACCTGCTGAATGACGCGTGGCTCTCATGGGAGAGCGACGTGGACGTGGCCCGCGGCCCCATTGCCGGGGACACGACGTACCGGGTGTACCTCACCGGGCCGGACGAGTACGACCAACCCCGATTCACGAACTACGCGCTGGCCACCACCGGGTCGGCTCCCTACCCTGTCACCACCCGGCCGTTGGGCGTGCCCGGCCCGGTCTCGGAGCCGACGCTCGTGATCGGGGTGGACCCCAGCCCGACGACGTTCACCGTGGACGTGTTGGACGAGGGTGACGTGCTGGGCAGCCAGTGGGTTGCGTCTCCTCATGCCCAAGGTGGGGGTCTTTACTCCGACGTGTCTCAGGAGGCCTCCGGCGGTAATCCCGGCAGTTGCTACAAGCTCAGCTTCGACGAGAGCAAGCCGGGGGCAGGCCCGTACGCGTACCGAAAAGTGGACACCGCCAGTGCGACGGTGATCCATGCCAGCGCAGACTTCAAGTTCACCGACAGCGACAACGAAGCTCCCCGCCGGGCAGGCTTTGCCGTGGCCACGTCGGCTGACGGCGTGGGCTGCGCGGCACAGGTGTTCAACGGAACCGGCCTGCGCATCTTCAACCAGCCGGACAAGGGTGGGTGGTTCGGTGGCGCCGTAGTGGATACCGTGCCGTGCTCCTTGGCCTACGACACCTGGTACACGTTCGACGTGGTGATGATCGTCAACACGAACGGTACGCAGACGGTGACGGTGCAGGTGTTGCAAGGTTCGGCGCAGATCGCCACGGTGACCGCCACTTCGGTGTTCACGGTGGGCGACTACATCGGGATCAACGCCGTAGCGGGGAATGACGCGGACGCCCAGTACGCAACCCTCTTCGACAACATCCACGTCCAGGCCAGCGGGTCGAACGGGTTCACGCCGGTGAACATCGCCACCAGCTACGTCTACACGTTCGTCAACGACCTGGGCGAGGAGTCCACCCCCAGCACACCCAGCAGCGTCATCCAACGCCCGGACGGCGTGTCGGTGGCGGTGACCACGCCCACCGCGATCCCGAGCGGGATCAGCAGCACGTACGGCATCACCACAAAACGGATCTACCGGGCCGCTACCGGCAACACGGGCACCGTGTTCAGGTTCGTGGCCGAGATCGACCTGGCGACCGAGACCTACGAGGACGTGCTCACTGACGAGCAACTCGGAGAGGTGCTGGAGAGCGAAGAGTTCGACCTGCCACCGGACGACCTGCGCGGCATCATCGCCCTGCCGAACGGGGTGATGGCCGGGTTCAGCAAGAACCAGCTTTGCTTGAGCGCGCAGAACCGCCCGCACGCCTGGCCAGTCGGCAATCGCCTCATCACCGACACCGACATCGTGTCGATCGCCAACATCGACACCACGGTGGTGGTGGGCACGGAGAGCTTCGTGTACAGCGCCAGCGGCAACGACCCGGCCGCCTACAGCATGAGCCAGCCTGGAGCGCCGCAGGCGTGCGTGGCTAAGCGCTCCATGCGGTACCTGAACGACTCGGTGGGGGTGGTGTTCGCGAGCCCGGATGGGCTGATGGCGATGACCGGCCCGACGACCGTGCGCAACGTGACCGAGGGGGTGTTCACCCGCCGCCAGTGGCAGGACCTCGTGCCGGAGACGATCCGCGCCGCGGTGCACGACGACATCTACTTCTTCAGTTACGGCACGAACTCGTCAGCGTCGGGCGGGATGTTCATGCTCGACCTGAAGACTTCCGGCTTCGGGTTGGTGCGGCTGGACTACTTCGCCAACGCGATGTATTCCGACCCACTGACTGACAAGCTATTCATGACCCAGACGGATGAAACGGAGGAACAAGTGTTCAGCATGCAATTGGCAGATACGGGTTTGAGCATGGATTTCTCTTTCAACACCACGTGGGGTACGGCAGTGGTGTTGACCACTGCAAGCTACGCGTCCTGGAACGCGTATACCGGGAAGATCGAGATAAACCAACCCGGGGTATACGAGGTGGTGTTTTCTGCGCAATTCGACTCCAGCGTATTCACAAACTACGATTGCTGCATTGGGACCACCCCATACGGTTTGGCTAGTGCGAGCAAGTATCCCAATGCCGCAGGCATTAGCTCACACCACGTTGACGCCAACAGCACCGGTCAAACCAATGAGGCCATCACGGACATGTGGCTCCTCACCGTGGCGGCCTCTGACTCATTCTTCCCCACCATCTACGGGACGTCGGGTGCAGCAGTACCATACACCGCAGCCCTGGCCGTAACAGTCAATCGGCTCGGGGATATCGCGTGACAACGCTCATCACCATGGTCCCGACCGGCGCGACGTTGCGCGAGGATTGGGCACGGGAGTGCCGGGAGTCCGCCGCGGGACAGGCCAATCACATCACGGTGCCGGCCGGAGACTTCTTCACCGGCCGGGCGCAGACGTACACCTGGGGCGGCGTCGTGGCGTGCCTGGATTGGGACGACCGGCTTTGCCCAGGCGCGGTGGCTGCGTGCGAAAAAGCCATGGCCGCCCACAAGGTGGGAGTGGCGTTCACGTGGCAGCGCAAGATTGACCCGGATGGAAACGAAATAGAGTCGGCATGCAACCCGGTGAGCCGGCGCATGCTTGGGTCCCTGCCGGACAGCGTGCACCATCTGACGCTCGTTCGAACGGAATACCTACCGAAGGACCTGCTACCGGTGTTCCAAGCTGTCGCACCCCTGTGCGTTGATTGGCTCGTAAAGGCGTACGTGGCACTGAAATTCGGCGCGGTGCAGGTACCGATGGTTGGCTACGAGTGGCGGCAGCACGTTGACCAGGCCTCCCGCACACTGGCGCCTGCATACCGCGACCAAGTGCCTCGCGCCCGCGCGCTAATTCGTACGTGGCTACCCACCGGGATCGAGCAGACGCATGACTTTCCGATCTGGAAGGGCTGACCCGTGGCCACCTCCACCATCTTCGAGTTCGATGCCGATCCCGGTAACCCGCTGCCGCGCACCTGGCGCGGCAAGCTGAACCTGCTGGAGCGGCCCTCGGCATTCGCGATCTGCCAGGTGAAGGCCGAGGACTACGCCAGCATCCTGCTGCGGTTGTACGCTGACGGGGCGCTGCTAACCGAGGTCACCGTCACCAGCCAGGAGGAGTTCACCTTGCCGCTGGCGAACGAGTACGCCAGCTTCGAAGTCGAGGTGTACGGTACCTCGCGCGTCTACTCCATCCAGGTGGCCGAGGACGTGATGGAGCTCACCTGATGGCACTCGGCAAACCCCCCATCAGCACCCCGCGCACGCTCG